TGGGTCTGTGTCCAAAGGTTCTACATTGACAATGCTGTCATCTTCATCTTCTGGTATGTTGTAGCTGGGACCAGGACTAGGTCCAACATATGAGGGAGGACCGGGGCTAGGACCGGGGCTAGGACCCGCACTGGGACCCGCATATTTCGAAAGATCGATGACCTCTTGACTTTGAGATTTGTAAAAAAAGTATCCAGCAGCTATTAAAGATACTAATAACATAATTACCACAATTATATAGATAAATATGCCACCACCCCCCGACTGAACGGGTTGGACAGCTTGAACAGGAGCTACCATAGGATTTAAGTTTGCAACATCCATTTCTATCAATTGAGATTATTTTCTTGGATTATATTAAATGGAAAGACCAGTCAGTACTGTTCTCATGGAAGCTATCGTTATCGGTCTCATGAACCTCGCTATTATCACAGCCCTTGCCAAGGTTGGCACCGGCCTCCCACATTTAACTGAATACGTCATCGCTGGTGCTCTTATTCATGTTATATTTGAATATTCCGGTGGGAATAAATGGTGGTGTACCCAAACTTACAAGTTGTAATGCACTCTCAAGTAGTTCTGCCGATCTCTCACTTCAGAAATCTCACACTCCAGCTGCCTTTTCATATCCATCGCGTCTGTGCGTAATCTCTCACAGCCACGGTTGAATCTCGTTTTATAATTCTGGTAAAGTGTGCGTTCGTATGCCTTACTGGTACACTCCTTTTCTTCTTCATCACTACTCCATATTGTAGCACGATTAAGATTATCAAACGTCCATCCAGACCCACCAACACATTCTATATCACCATCACAAAAATCTCGGATAGCATCTTCCCTTACCTTTTTTGTGATGTTTCCAATGTATTTTAATTTTTTTAAACTTTTCTTAGTGATGTTATAATCAGTGTGCAGTCTTTGAAGAATTTCTTCATTTTGTATCCATTCATCATACCATCCAAAACCCTCACCCTCACTCTCACTCTCACTTTCATTAGCAATTATGTGAACAGCCATACCAGGTTGAACCACTTGGAATGGGACATTCACGGGTGTAGGTCGCCGGGTATCCAATAGAGGGGGGTCATCATCTTTTGGTATAATTTCATGTACCCGTTTCAAATCATCACACATTTCCAAGTAGGTGCCCTCAGGGATCATATTGGAAATGTCGTCCAGACATCGCATCAAACTTTTTAGGTTGTCCATTTTTACTTAATTTTTAAGATATTAAGTCTTTACTTAGGTGTTTTTCATAAAGATTCCACATGTTCTTCCGATCTTTCAAACCATCTAATTTTTTCTACAATCGAATTTCTATATCTTTCTCTAAAATCATTTTCAATGTGTAAATATGTTTTACACAAATTTCTAAATTCTACAACACCTATACTCATATCTTCAAGGGTGAGACTACCAGTTATATCACCTTGAATTGCACAACAATGTTGTCGAACAGTTTCTTTGACCGCTTTTGTTATATTCCTGAGTGGCTGACTCATGTCAAGTTCATCCTCTAAATAACGAATTGATCCATTTATAAAATCACTGTCCATTCTCACAGCTTTATCAAAGTAATAGTCGTGGAAATAATGAAATGTATTCTCCGGAGTAACTGGAGGTATTCGAAAGTTGTCATAATCAAAAAGAAATATTGGATCATTTCTCTCTTCATACGATTTCTTCAAAATATTACAAGCTTCTAAATATTCACCTTCTGGTATTACATTTGAATATTGGTCTATAATTTGCATGACACGTAAAAGTTCTGTCATCTTATTGTATTTGGAAGTAATTTTTCTAAGTGGCTTTATCTAGTCATATTTTACTACGAATGGTAAGTTATGTGTCAATTCTTGTCCATGAAAAACAAAGTCTGCCATTATATATTTGGCATTCTTTTCAACTAACTGACCACAATGACTATATGTCCACGTACTCGGAAAAAATACTATTTTTCCAGCTTCGGGTTTAATTTTTTTACCATTTAAAAATTCTGTACATGATTCGTGATCATTTAAATAAATAATATAATTACATATACGATCCAATCCACGTATATCATCTATATGCCAGTTAAAATGGCCACCTACATCATATTTCGTCACAGTAAATATGCTTCTAATTGTATTATCAAATAGTTGTTTTACAATATGTTTCCTTTTTTCTCCAAATACATTTAATTTTAAATTCTTTACGTAATTTGTAAAAGCTGTATACAATGCATCATTTAGATGAGTACATTCTACACCCCAACCAGTAATATGCTCTATTTGTAAATCTGTACATTTTGTTCCTCCGCGGCCATCTCTAATTCGCTCTGCCCTCCTAGAATCACTCTCAAATTTATCGATAAGTTCCCGACAGAATGTTTTTGATAGTACGTTACGTTGCTCATGTATATATTCCATACTTTTAAAAAGCGTATTTTTTCTAAGTGGCTTAAAATTATCTTTTGTAATGAAAAGAATGTACAAAACCACGTATGATAAGTCTGATTGTCAAACTGGTATAGTTCATATAGGTTATGGGGCGTTTCATCGATCCCATCAGGCTGTCTATATAGACGACTATATGGAGAAAACTGGTGATCTTCGTTGGGGTATCGTAGCTGTTAATCTAAGAAATGAGGGGTTTCGTGAAATTGAAGACTATGTTCTCAAAACTCCTACATCTTATCGTCTAGTTAGGTCTCACCTTGACTACATAGATTGGACCAAAAATAGGACGGTAGCAAAGCATATGCTCGCACTCCCAAGTGTTCATTTGGTGACCATAACCGTCACAGAAAGTGGGTATGCACCGGGGTCCCCCCTCTTTGAATACCTCGCGTGTGGTCTTAGAAACCGAAAGACACCAATCACAATCATGTGTTGTGATAATATCCGCCAAAATGGTATCGTTCTCGAAACACAATTTTTGGCCTATCTCTATCAAACCAATCAATATGAACTCGCAGATTGGGTAAGAGAAAATGTATATTTTCCATCATGCATGGTCGATAGAATTACACCACGTACAACACACGTTCTTCGTGAAGAAGTTGAAGAACTTTACCCAGATTTTGGTTATAATGCCATTCAGTGTGAAGAATACACACAATGGGTCGTAGAAGATAAATTCGCCCCCGACTTTCCGGATTTATCTCAAGTCGGTGTCACTATAACAAATGACCTTGAACCTTATGAAGAGACCAAAATTCGTATTCTCAATGGTGGACACACTTCACTGGCGTATATTGGTGTTCTATCTGGGTATGACACATTCGACCAAGTCATGAATGATAAGGCGCATCGCAATCATTTCAAACAACTTCAAAAAGAAGAGATCATTCCTTCAATCGAAATGGAGCTCCCTTTTGATATTGATGAATACGCTGAAATAATTGAAGAAAGGCTGTCTTCCGCTGCGAATCATGACGAACTTGAACGTATCTGTATGGATGGATTCACAAAGTTTCACACTTTTATTTTGCCATCACTTCGAGTATGTCTAGAGCAGGGTAAACGCCCTATACACACATACAGAAGTATCGCTGGGTGGTACATCTACTCACGAAAGTTTGCAAGAGGGTGTAGTAAAATTAGGTACACTGAACCAAACTGGCTACTCTTAGAACCACTTCTACAAGATGGGGCTCTCGACGCATTTGTATCGAACGAACGCCTGTGGGGTGATATACCAAAGAAATACATTACATTTTCTAGAGACTTAAAATCTATACTCATGTCCCACACCTACGAAAAAGAAATTGACCTACTCGGCGAGGATTAACTGCCTCTGGAGTTGAGCGAGGGTGATGTTATCCTCGCGATCATCTAGACGCGCTTCACGAGCCAATTGCCACGCACGCACCCGCTTGACCGACGCCGCCGCCTTATTGTACTTTTTCACCTTTTCCAAATATGCAGTCGCCGTTTTGTTGTAGTTTAAGACGCAGTCGTTGAGATGCTCCCGATCTTCTTTTAACTTTTCCGCTTTCCTGTTCAACATCCGTTCAGCCTCGTTCAACACCAACTCTCTTTCATCTGGATCGTGTCGTTCGGCTGCCACGTGTAAGTTTTTTAATTGGTCACATACTTCCAAATAGAAGCCTTCCGGAACTTGTTGAGCGTTGTCGTCCAAGATTTGCATGATTTTGTGGCACACATCCATTTGAGGATTCGACATTGTTCAAATTGAACACCAATTGACCACGTTGTACGTGCTGTTTACTTTTTTTTTGATACTTATTGTGTTTATTACATTCACTTAGGCGCTTTTTCTAAAAATTAGGCAGGTGATCAACGCCACCCAACTCGAAATCGGCCTTTTTCGGCGAAGCAGGTTTTTGGTGAGTCATCTCATCAACAAACTCAAACGTTTCTTTTTTTTCTTCGTAGTTTTCGTAGTTTTTGTAGTTTTCCTTTTTGAGACGGATGGTCTCGAGCCTCTTCTTTGTGGCTTCCACCTTAACGAGTTCCTTTTGAATCTCCGCAAGGGTCATGTTATCCTCGAGCTGTTCCTTAAGCTCCGCGAGGGTGATATCGTCCTCGTCCTCCTCGTCCTCCTCGTCATCTTCACATGCTTGGCAATGAGCGTCAAACATGTGACAGGTGTGTTCTCCGTTTTCGACCATCTCTTGGATGTCAGGGTCATGCATGATGTCATCATCATCCTCGTCAGAGTCGGTCTCAGGGACCGGATCGCGAAAGTCGGGCATGCTGCCAAACTCAGCCTTCTTGGTCTCGGGGGGAGGGAGGACCTCAAAGTTGATTTTAGCGTTGGGGAGCAGGGTCGTGAGACGATCCAAAGTTTTCATGGCGGAGCGGGATCCGATGAGCTTGCCGCCGAGAGCTTGGATTTCAAAGTTCATTGTTGTTTGTTGTTTGTTGTTTGTTGGTTGAAAAATACAAGGTTTTGAGCTGACTTAGGTTTTATTTTTACGATTGTTGTTGTTTGAGTTTGAGTTTGAGTTGCCCTTACGGTTGTTGTTGTTGTTGTTGTTGTTGTTGTTTGAGTTTGAGTTTGAGTTTGAGTTTGAGTTTGAGTTTGAGTTGTTGGAGTTCATGTTATTTTTAGTGGGGCGGCGGAACGATCGTGTCGCGTTGTTATTTGAGTTAGAATTGGAGTTTGCGTTACGGTTACCTCTTGGTGACCTCCCAGTATGTACCCAGTTGAGTACATCCTCAATAGACCACGACCCATCAATTTTATCGTATCCCTTCCAGCTCATAGCCGTCGTCCTAACACCAAACAATCCGTCATTATCGGGAAGTTGCATTGTTCCCTGAAACAATCTAAGTGTCTTTCCAGTCTTCGAAGTGGTGCTCATAATGTACGGGAAAGTTTTTGAAAAATACTTCCACTCGGCAGTGTTGCGTTCACTTTTTGGTGTATATTTGTGAATTATACCCCAAATGAACTTCTTAATGAAAGAGATACGCTTACGAGGATCATTAGGACCAGGGTTTTTAGTGCGACCAATCGCTAACATCATAGCATACAGAGCCTCCATGTAACAGAAATGATGTTGTGAAAGTTCATCGTATTGAGAAAGTCTGAATGCTCCCCGTGCACCCTTTTCACCGAGCTTATTGAGAATTAGGGATCCCCAATTTGACGGGTCATTCGTAAATTTACTGTAGCTGTTTTTTACAAAACCACCTGAAGGTTGCACATTTACCTTTTCTGACCTCGCAGTTACCTTTGCTTTACATCCAAAAATAGATCGTACCCTAGGCGTACTCCACTCCATCTTGGACCCAAACTGTTTCAACGCTACTGTTAAAAATCTTGAACCCTTTCCATACATAGAATCATATACAGTCACTTTACCATTTTGGTGTTCGACATGAAGGAGACCGGTATGACCCGTCCTATTCTGAAACTTATGAGTAAGTAAAATGAAGTCGTGATCAGTGTCGTGGGGGTACTTTTTTCTCGTTGTATTGAGATTATTAGTGGTCTCTTTAATTTGGTAAGACATATATCCACGAGTTCCAATAGTATCTGTCATGATCTGCTCAAACATACCCGGGGCGTGAAGATATGTTTTGGCAATTTCAGAAGCGTTCTCAATAGCGATAAGGGTTCGGGCTCGTTCGCGCGCCGGAAAAAGCGAAACTCTCGCGCCTCCACCAGTCTTGTTTCCCGCAGTACGTTCTATGTAATCGTTACGACTGAAATTAAGAGTCTTTTCACCAATCACTTTCATGAGCTGGGTGCGATTTGCACCCGCCGGTAGAAGTTTTACAGGTACAGGATTATTCATATGATATTTACTTATATTTTTTATTCAAACCTTCTTAGGTATTTAAATTTCGAATGGTTCTTCAAGTCCTATTAGCCGACCAGGTTCCTTTTTAGATACAAGATGGGTTATATGACTTGTGTGCACACCCCAAAGAATACCTGATACAACTGCCACCATTTCGTAGCTACTTAACCCATTTTCATCTTCAGTGTTACCAGTGATACACATGAAACTTCCTAGTGTTATCACATTTTCTACCCCCAATACTGGAAGAAGGGACGCGATCTCAACTGGATAATCATTTGAAGCTAGAATTAACCAAATTAGATTTGACAAAAGGGTGTAGAGATTCATGAAGAATACGAATACTTGACAACCACCTATGAGGTGTGGGGATATGATTATGAGTGATACCGTAGAGAGACACAGTTTTGACCATCTATAAATATATTCAGGTTCCGACATACAATTCTAAAGAGTCTAAATTTTAAGTAATTAGCGAAACCAATATCCATTCGCAGGTGATGATGAGGGTACGTTGGCGGCACTATTTGTTCTAGAGAGGGCTGGTCTAATTGTATCGGGGATGATAGAGTAAAGTTTCTTTAACTCGTTGCAGAGGGCTAGGTAGACGTTCTCAGGGATTTTATCAGATATACTGTCTATTATTTGCATTACATTTTGAAGTACATTCATTACTATATTATATTGCTATTTTTTCACACCCGCAATTTGTAAGGCGATCTTGAGACAATGTGTTTGTGGGTTCCAATTGGTTTCTCCGATGTCAATCATCTTCGCCGGCAGCCCAATATACGTCTTATACTTCCCCGCCACACGAATTTCAAGTCTAGAACCAAGATTCGCGTATGTGCAGGTGTCGCGTCCGCCCTGCCGAGGGAACTCGGCTTCTGGTAGATCAACCTCAAAGTGGATTCTACCCCCATCAGTGCAACTCCAGTACGCGTAGTTTGAACGAAAAACAGCTTTTCTCTCGATACCAGCTTCGGTTGGTGTTTGCCCATTCTGGTATGCTGAATCAAGTGCGCGCCTGTCACCCTCATAGTAGGGGCAGCTACGCCTATCGTGACCCACGTGGTGACAGCGACCACATCGACGTGGACCCGAAGATCGCTGGAGAGCAACTGAGGTGGGTTGACAAGTGTGAAGATTCTTGAGGTGATCACAGAACTGGAGGTAGAGACCTTCGGGGATTTTATCCGAGGCCTCGTCCAGCTGTGTCATCATCGTGCGTAAAATGTCTTGTTGAGTAGTCATGTTTTTAGATGAAATTTACAAATATTCTTACAAACTTAGGTGCTAAATTCTTTAACGGCGTCGTTCGACCCGCGCCACAAACCCGTTGTCCACCATTCGTCCATTCTCACCCACCCAAAACTCATTTGTCGCGGACTCCCAGTAATCACGGTGATAGACGCATGCATCAGCTAGCCTCAACTCGCTCTCCCTATCCACACAAAACATCTCCAACCCGGTCATCTTTGCCTTCGACTCAACCACCTTTAACTTAGCGTTTTGGAGGGTGACATACCATTTCCTTTGGCATTCTTCCTTGTAGCCATCATGAATCTTCTTCTCAAAGGCGGGAAGCTTTTGGAGTGTTTTGAGTGAAAGTTCATCGTAGTAGACGAATCCACGTTGAGCACGGATAATCTCCTCATCGGTTCCAATTTCCAACACAATTGTCCGAAGACCGTTTTCCATCAGGTTTTTCCAGGTCCAGCCGCTTGTCGGTCCATTCACGGCGGCGGTGCTTAGGTAACCAACGAGTTCCCCAGCCTCACCACCGGGGGCCCAACGAGTGTTCTTTTCACACCACAGCTTGATAGCCTGAGTCTTTCGAAACGCAGTCATACGCTTGATGGGGGTCCAAGTACGCCTCGCTTCCTTTTCGCATTTCATGAGAACCTTGTACTCCTCGTGCATCTTCTTCACATGATCCAGAAGCTGGTCTCTGAGAAGTGCAATATCAGAGAGACGTGTTCGATCGAGATTTGGGGCGAAGTCACTGTCCGAGTCATCATCACTATCAAGTTCCGAATCATCGTCACTGTAGTAGAAGGTGTCATCGTGGATGCTCTTGTTGCCATTCATGTGTTCATGAACGCGTTTCATTTGGTCGGCCATCTTCAGATACATTCCGTCAGGGATCTGACTGGATATTTCGTCGATGCATGCCATGAGGTTACGTAAGTCTTCCATGTTGGTTGATTGTTTTTTATTGAAAAATATAAATTCTAGGCTTCACTTAGGTATGGAACATCTAAGAAACATCATGGAGATCATGGATGATGATAAAATGTTCCCCACGAAAACAGAATGGGCGTACGTGGAGATATCAAACGAACTCAAACATTTACACTTGAAATTAAAAGACCTAATGGGTCAGGCAGAAACTACAGCTACAGTTGATCCTTCGGCACCACCACCCCTTCGTCGTCGTCCACCAACTCCGTGGAGAGACCTCAATAGTTTACGTGTGAGGCCTAGGCGTTAGTCTATATCCATCATAGAAACTTCAGCAACTGTGGTACCATCCTCCACGTGTTGATGCATTCCCTGTGTTGGTGGAGGGTAATACGCACCCGGTTCTACCGGCTCGAGGTTATCGGTCGCTGACCATTCCTCATGCAATTCTTGCAGAAACTGGTTGAGACCGGGGTACATAATCTCTTCATTAAGATCCCTCCATTGTTGGTGAATTTGTTCCCGTGCTCGCTGAGCAGCAGTATCAGGATCAGATGGTAATGGATCCTCAATCCATTCGGGTGGTTGACCATCAGTCATGGGTGCATACATGAGTGGTTGATTTTGGTCAAGAAGAAATGAAGGTGGTTTCACTTGTCGTCGCAGTTCATGTATAGTGTCACACAACTCCAGATAGTCTCCCTCGGGGATCTTATCCGAGTTCTTGTCGACGAGGGCCATTATTTTATGAAAGAGATCCATGTTTTACTTGATTATCCCATCATCGTTACATCACTTAGGTTGTTAAAAGACTTAGAACTTTTTTTTGTAACATCTTCGATTTGTTCAAACTCATGAAACAAATTCTGAATGTCATCACCAAGATATAAGGCTTGTCTTACTTTTTCAGTGAAAGCCACCAATTTTTTGAAGATTGATTCATTTTTTGTTGTCTCTACGAAGGATAGTAACCTTTTACACTTCGTAAGGAGAATATTTAAATCAGTTTCTCTTTCTCTTTTTTGATTTCTCTCAATTTCAATTTGAATGTATCGCTTTTCACCACAATCATTAACCGTTTCGATTATATCTTGAGTTAAAATTCGATCACTCAAAGATCTTTCCTTTCGAATAGGTTTCGGGGTAATGAGATCGACGACCGATTGTAGGAAACCGAACGGCATTTTTGGGGTGCAGGAGGTGGTTCAATTGGTGTGGTACAGTAAAGAACTTCTTCCCAGATCTTTCGTTGAACGTCTGGACAAAGTGATTCAGTAGCTCGAAGAAAAGCAATTCTCAATTCGTCCGTGGCCAATCCAGGGATTCCGAGAGGATATAAGGAGTGGGCAAAAAGGCCGTTGATGGGGATGATGTATTCGCTCATTGTTAATTTTTTAGATAATTTAGGCCGACTTAGGTGTCTCATCACTCTCTTCATCACTAGTGTTGAGGTACTGATCACGCTCAATCGATAATTTCTCGAGTTCAATATCCAGCCACACGCGATAAGGGGCATCCCAAACAGCCATTTTAACCCACGTGAAAATATAGTGAACGTAGGTAGGACCCATACCAATCATTGTCTGCATAATAGCCTGAGGATAAATCATTATTTATTAACTTTAGTATCTATTTTTTTATACTCGTTAAAAACTCGAATACTATCTATAAACGTCACCGCAGCAAGAGTACCAGTAAACACAATTGCCTTTGTTGCCATAGAAACTGCCATAATATAATATCTGGTGATATTAGAAATGTCACTTGACGACGTACCTAAAAAGGTTCAGTACGTGGTTGTTGATTCCAATTTTGTGAATGGCACAAATAATACATTTTCCCTAGACCTCACACTCAAATCAAATACACATGTGGAAGACATGAGTAGGGTACTAGGAATTAAACTAGTTGATTTCTATATTACACAAATTGGTGATAGTGGTGCAAGTGGTAGTACAAATATAGCAAAGTTTGTAGATATTGTTTGTCCAGATATTCCAAAAGTTGCTCAAATTCTTGATGAAAGACAAGGGCAAATACTTGCTAGAGTACCACTCGAAAGACACTTTTCTGGGAGTAATAATGTAATTTTACGTGATAAACAATGGCGTCGGTTTAATCAACAAACAAATTACTTTAATCCCATATCCATTAAGAAATTGAATTTTACCATCAATGAACAACAAGATGATGGTGACTACGTAACTCTTCAACCAGATGCTAAATGGTATATGATTCTCGAGATTACCACAGTGAATGTAAAAGAAAAACCAAAAGATAGAGAACTTCAAATCCTGAGAGCACTTGAAAAGTTACTAGGTAAAATTGATCGACTCAATGACAATGTTGAAAGACTCCCCGATAAACCTCCAGACGAAAACCCTAAAAAATATTCATTTGGTATGTTAATCGCCGTTTTGGTTTCATTATTAGGTGGGTTTATATGGTGGGTAAATAAATCTTCTGCGTAAAAAGTATGGGAGGTAAAAGAGGTCGCAACAATTTGAAATTTTCACTCTCATCATCATACGACGAACATGACTATTACATAGATGGAGAGATGGAGGGAATTGAACAGATTCCGCATCCAACTATAGTACCAAAAAATGACCATCAAAAAGACTACAATAGAGTACTTTATAGTATGAATAAACCCATGGTATTCGCAGTAGGACCAGCAGGTACAGGTAAAACTATGTTAGCGTGTTATGCAGCTATATCTGGTTATAACGACAAAACATACAAGAAAATCATTTTAACCCGACCAGTTGTATCTGTTGAAGAAGATATAGGCTATCTCCCCGGAACTCTAGAAGAGAAAATGGATCCATGGACCAGACCCATCATGGATGTTTTTAGTGAATTCTACAGTCAAGGTGATATTCAATATATGATCAAAGAGAAGATTATTGAAATTTGCCCTTTAGCGTATATGAGAGGACGGACATTCAAAGATTCATTCATTATAGCAGATGAAATGCAAAACTCAACACCAAATCAAATGAAGATGCTTCTTACACGTATAGGTGAAGGTAGTAAGATGGTCATAACAGGTGATCCCAAACAACATGATCGTAAATATGAAGATAATGGTCTCATAGATATATGTTCAAAATTAGATGGTAAACGCACCAAAAGAATTGAGTACATTAAATTTGAATTCAGTGATATCGAGAGAAGTCCTATCGTGCGAGATATTCTTGAGATTTATGGTGACAACTAATAATATACAGATGACAACCGGATTAGGAGTCGGTACAATCATGTCTATATTAGCATTGTGTTCGGGGACACCTCTCGAACCTCTACCACTTTTGTATATTATGGCTTCTGCACGATGGGCGTATGGTGCAGATAGATATTTGGATGGGAAGACTGAGGATACCCCAGAATCTATTGCTGCGGCTCTCTTAACAGCAAATCTGATACTATGGTACACAGATCAGTCTAAATATATACCACCAGAGATCTTATGTATTCTCATGTATCCTTCATTTAAACAGAATTTACCATTACTAAAACCCTTTTATGTGGGTACTTTTTGGGCGGGAGCTATCAGTGTTGTACCGCATCTCATAGCTCACACAGATGTTATTGAAAATGAAATGATTGCAATGGGTCTTCTCGCAACGAGTGTTTCTAATATGGCAGACATTGAAGATGTAGAAGATGATATTAAAAATGGAATATATACGATCCCAGCTAGATTTGGTATTAATCCCACGAGAGCACTATCAGCTGGTTTATTTATGGGATCTGTGTATAAAAGTGGCATCAAATTACCACATGCATTACCTACTAGACAAGTTTATAGACCTCAGTTCTCATCATTACCTTTGTCTGTTTTTAGAGACTTTCCACTCTGATCCTCGAAAGCCTCATCTCCATATAGTTCTTCCAAAGTGTGAAGAATGCTTCGTGAGTCAGAAAGAGCTGCTTCATTCGAACGAAGACTCCATTGTGCAATCATTTTCATTTTATGATGTGCCTTTTTGTACATATCAACCTCCTTTTCCAACTTCTTGATTTTCAGTGTGTCCTCATTCACTTTGGGACTGTTCACCGCGTAAACCCTCCTTCTAACTACACGACCAGGATGTTGGCGCCAATGTTTTGGCCTGTCTTCATTTGATACCGAGTTATAAATACGTGTGGGTGCGATCATATATTTATAATAGGGGTATTAACTTTAATTAACTTGTATACTTACGCATCGGTCTTCTTCGCGGCGGGCTTCGCAGCAGGCTTCTTAGCGGCAGGCTTCTTAGCGGGAGTCGCGGCCTTAGCAGGAGCTGGGGCAGGAGCCTTAACGGGAGCCTTAGCGGGAGCTGGGGCAGGAGCTGGGGCCGGGGCCGGAGCCGGGGCAGGAGCCTTAGCAGGAGCTGGGGCTGGAGCAGGAGCGGGAGCAGCCGCGGGTACATGAGGACAGCTCTCTACGATCTTGGCTAGAAGACCATATAGGCGAGTCTTGTCAAGACGGGTGCGCTTCATTTCATCTTCGATTTCTTTGAGGAGTGGGTTCATGTTACTATATATAAAAGAAAGATTATCTTTATACTAAATGATATTCATTGGTCCTAAACTTCTCACGGGTATTGGACAGCATGCACAAAAATATACAAAACTATTTCTCCCTAATTCAGACTATTATGAACTTGGGAGTACGCTTCCTGAGTCTGAACATGGTCTCGTATTTACGATTCCAACGAAGGAGCATATTGAATATATCACATACGCAAAAAGGCGAGTAAAAAACCTGGCCTGTATGACTGTATGTGAGACAGAAACAGTGCATGAAGATTATGGACTGATCATGAAAGAATTTAAGAGGGTTGCTGTACCTAGTGAATTCTGTAAACGGGTGTTATCTAGACAGTTCCCAGATAATGAGTTCTATGTGATTCATGCACACATTCCTACACCCAAAGAAAAACCGTATGTATTTTATCACATTGGGAATATCATGGATCCACGTAAAAAGTTTCGTGATATACTTCAGGCATTTGTTCGCCTGAATGAACCAAATTCACGACTGGTAGTCAAAGCAACGTGTGGTAGAGATGTTACAATTCAATTCCCAAATGTGGAGGTTATAAACGGTCTCATTTCGAATGAAGAAATGGATGATATTCATCATAGATCCGATTGCTATGTAAGTTTTTCACATTCTGAGGGTGTTGGTATGGGGGCGGTGGAGGCTGCTGTGAGGGACAAACCAGTTATTATAACGGACTACGGTGGAGCACCTGAATATATCAAGACACCGTATACAATTGACTGTGGACTTCAAGAGTTGGAGAATGATGATTTTCTCTTCAAAAAGGGTATGGTTTGGGGTAAACCAAACTTTGACCAACTCTTGGAGTTCATGAGACATGCGTTTGATAATCGTGTTCGTCATATGGATCACGAACACACTAAAAATCTAGTTGGTAGAAAGAATGTCTTAGAAGAATTCATCCTGAATGTAATTGGTACCGAGGACGATAAGACCGATGAGGATAGTACCACTCATTAATGAATCGCGTTGAGCAATGCTAGTCATTACGAGATCATCTAGGGGTTGAAAACCAGTGGGTTTGGTGATGATACGAGGTAAAAGAATATTTACGGCAATGTAAAGAGCCATTGCTATTATTACAGGTCTAAGACTCTCTTGATCTAACATTTATAGTACTCTAGGATTTTAATTGAACCTTCTTCCCGAGAGGAACTTTGTCAATTCGATGCTTTTTGCAAAAATCTCCACACACAGCCTTGAATGAACAAGGCTTCCCAGACATGGTAGTTGCCTGACATGTTTTAACATGTGTTCTTTGTGTCACCACAGACTCTGGGAGTTTATCAATCACAACAACTTGTCGACTCTCTTTCTTTTCTTCGTGTCTCTTATAAGACATCTTACACTTCCACGTCGCATCAGCTAGATGATAGCATTTATCATCAGGCTCACTGAGGCGAAACATCTTGACCGCACTGGCAAGGCATTGTTGCCACGTTTCGTCACGAATAACTTGCATTTTTAGAACTTACTTTTTATAATTTTGAATCATTACTTAGGTACTCATCAAGCTTCACCACCAATTTCTGCGAGATAAATGTCAACATTTCCCGCAAATTCTGGACAAGTCTCCGTAGTCTTTTTAGTCACCATATCTTGTACATTAGTCACATGCTCACTGAATTTCTTAACATCTATTCCAGTCGCATTGTGTATCTGAGAATTACTCGAGATATCCTTGACAGCGTAAAGGTATGCAGCTGCATAGTTGGCGTGAAGAACGGCTATGACAGGCGACTTATCCTGTTGAGCCGCAGTAGCATACCGAGCTGACTGTCTGATCAGTTTCTCGATTGAACTTTTCATACCCCTATTCTTGTTCTGCATAATCACTATGAGAATGAAAATTGCAATAATCAAATAGAAGTACATATCTTCTTATCGTATCCAAAGAAAATATTATGTTAATTTAAATGGAATCTAGACCCGAACCGCTTAAGTGTGGTAAATGTTTTCCTATGCTACGAAAAATCCGAGATACAACGCCAGCACATGACCGTAGAGGTGTTTGGAGATGGGTGTTCCCTAAAAGGGTAGTACGTGTATTAAATTGTAGTGATTATAAAGGTTATGTAATCATAAGTCCAACACGGGAATCAGTTATATCAAAAGTAAACATTCAGAAGGTAGTTGAAGTAAATACAGAAAACAATGCCGTGACGATCCAGAAACAAAGAAAACCACTTGAACCAGAAAGTGATGTAGAATTTTCTATTGAAACGAAGAAAGTCTATGTGACTGTATTCATAGAAATTGATGAAGATGAATGGGTATGTTGGAGAGAAAATATTTATGTCAACGCTTGTCGTGATGATTTTATTATTAAAGAACTTGACTATATGGATTTAGAAAAAGTGGTCGGTGCTCGTTATACATATAAAGAATTCATGGAATTGTTGAAAAAGAAAGTATCAACCTAAAATATGGCAGTAGATAAAGATCTAATCATAGTGATGACCACCATTGACGAGGCAAAGGACCAGATGCCAGAGGGTAAATATCTCGAAACATGTGATGCTTTAAGACGAATACATAAAAAATTACGAAGACCTTCTATACCACATCCAAATGAATTACGGATACCACTCACCAAACAGATACTATTTTTATTCACGGGAACTATATCTGTTTTGAAACTTCTTGAATCTGTTAAAAAGAAAATCAGTACCTAAGTTAAAAGTTAGACTTGCTCATTAGTAAAATGCAGTTTTATCCCGATGAAGAAGAAAACCCCGAGTATTGGTGGGACGTTGAATTGGATGATGTGCGCTACGAAGTTTATAGTATAGAAAAAGACGAGGATGATCCATATAATCAATATAGAGAGTGGGAAGGTAAAATTTCGAGAGAAAACAAGGTTGCATCTTTCAGGTTTGTTCATCATTACATGGTTGATGGTGACGCGGAACTGGAAGGAGACTTTCCAGAAGATCTACATGATACTCTCTTTGAATTTCTTGTTAGGGAACTTATCGAAGATTACGATAGTGCGTGTGAAACCTAAGTTAAAAGTTAGACTTGTAATAAAATCATGGAATCAGTTCAAAAGCTCACCCACATAGAACATATTCTCAAGAGACCTGACTCGTATGTCGGTCCAGTCGACTTAAATGTCGAACCGTACTGGGTTCTCAACAGTAACAAATCACAGTTTGAGAAGAAGAACCTCAAGTATTCCCCAGCTCTCTTGAAAATCTTTGACGAGATCCTCGTCAACGCAATTGACCGCAACTCTATGCACCCCAAAAATGTTACCTCCATCTCTGTCGATATAGACAAGGAATCAGGTGCCGTGACTATCGAGAATAATGGACCTCTCGGTGGTATCGGTGTTCGTATGCATGAAAAGGAGGGTCTATGGAACCCAGAACTTACATTTGGACATCTCCTCACGAGTACCAACTATGACGACTCTCAAAAGAGAATTGTTGGCGGCCGCAATGGTTATGGAGCCAAATTGACAAATATCTACTCATCAGATTTTTCTATCGTGATCAAGGACCACGAAAATAAACAGACCTACACACAGAAATGGTCTAAAAATATGACCGTATGTGAACCACCAAAAATTAAAAAACATTCGGGTGCCACGTCATCTGTTTCTGTGACCTTTATCCCCGATTGGCGAAGATTTGGACTTTCTAAGATGGAAAATGCCATCTATAAGATTTTCCAAAAGAGAGTTTGGGATGCAAATATTTGCACAACCCCAAACTGTAAGGTCAAGTTCAATGGAGATGTTCTACCCAAACAGAACCTCGATACCTATGCCAAGATGCATGAAGGTGTTGAGAATGTGACATCAGTCACGGGAGACCGTTGGTCTGTATGTATTGGACCGTCAGAGAATGGTCTAGAGCAGGTATCCTTCGTCAATGGTATCTGCACAACCAAGGGTGGTACCCATGTAGATCACGTGGCATCCTTAGTTGCATCGGGTATTATTGATGAGATGGCAAAGAAGATCAAACTCAAGCCCCAACAAGTGAAAAACACCTTCAATATCTTTGTAAAGGCCACCCTTGAGAATCCAACTTTCTCGAGTCAAGTCAAATCTGAATGTACCCTAAAAGTTCAAGATTTTGGATCTAAATTTGAGATGCCTAAAAACTTCGTCAAAAACGTCCTAAAAACGGGTATTTCCGATGAGCTTACAGCTCTCTCAAAGTTCAAAGAGATGAAGGAGCTTGCCAAGACTGATGGTGGAGCACGAAAGTCTAAGATTACTGGCATCCCTAAATTGGATGATGCAAACAAAGCTGGAACAGCGCAATCCAAAAAGTGCACCCTTATTGTCACAGAGGGTGATTCAGCTAAGACACTCGCTGTCGCTGGTCTCTCCGTGGTTGGTCGTGATCTCTATGGCGTTTTTCCGCTTCGAGGTAAGTGTAAAAATGTGCGCGATGCTTCTGTGGCACAGCTTACAGGGAACCAGGAGTTCAACGATCTCAAGAAGATCCTTGGTCTCCAACAAGGCAAGGAATACAAGGATGTATCCGAGCTTCGCTACGGTCGTCTCATGATCATGACAGACGCAGATAACGACGGTTCGCATATCAAGGGTCTAATTCTCAATATGATTGACTACTTTTGGCCCAGTCTCCTCAAGTTGGGATTCGTCGTATCGATGGTCACCCCGATCATCAAGGCTTCTAGGGGTAATCAAACCAAGTCGTTCTATACGGATTCTAAATTCAGGACCTGGTATGGAAATGGACAACCTGGTTGGCGCATCAAGTATTACAAGGGTTTGGGCACCTCCACTTCAAAGGAGGCACGTGAGTATTTCAAGCAAATCGAAGATCTCACAGTCAAGTTTGATACAGATGTGATGGCTGATAAATCTATTACTTTGGCTTTTGACAAGAAAAAGGCTGATGATCGAAAGATTTGGCTTCTTGAAAGCACGGCAAAAGACCCCAAGGAGCTGGAGGTTCCTTATGGTAATGTGAAACAGTTGAACATTACTGACTTTGTTCACAAGGACCTGGTAAACTTCAGTCTCGCAGACCTCAAGCGCTCCATCGCACACGTTTGTGATGGACTCAAACCGTCCCAACGAAAGGTTATGTATTCATGTTTTCAAAAGAATTTGACTGCTGAGATGAAGGTGGCACAACTCGCTGCCTTTGTAGCTGAGAAGAGTGCCTATCATCACGGTGAAGTATCTCTCGCTGATACAATTGTGAAATTGGCGAATGATTACATGGGCTCCAATAATATCAATCTCCTAGAACCATGTGGTCAATTTGGAACACGACTTATGGGTGGTAAGGATGCTTCTCAGACGAGGTACATTTTCACACGATTGACATCTGAGGCTCGTAAGCTTTTCGATCCCAAGGATGATGCGATTCTTAATTATTTGGATGATGATGGACGGTCTATTGAACCCGATTTCTACATGCCTACTCTACCTATGATTTTGGTCAATGGAAGTGAGGGTATTGGTACTGGTTTCAGTTGCTACGTGCCTCCATTCAATCCCAAGGATATTCGTGATAATATTACAAATGTATTAAATGGTAAAAGTATTCAAAAAATGAAACCCTGGTTCAGGGGTTTCAAGGGTAAAATCATGGAACAGGATGATGATTCATGGATGACCCAAGGTGTATGGAGTAGTATTGGGAGGACGGTTAAGGTGACTGAACTCCCCCCGGGACGCTGGACCCAAGATTACAAAGAACACCTCGATACCCTAATTGAAAAGAAAATCATTAGTGGTTTCACAAATAACAGTACAACTGAGAATGTGGATTTTCTCATCCAAGATTACAATGGTAAAGATGCCGTTAAGGATCTCAAGCTTCAAAAGACACTCCGTACAAGCAATATGCACCTCTTTCATCCAACAAAGGGTATTCATAAATACCAAAGTCCAGAACTAATTCTAAAAGATTTTATTGAGCTTCGCTACGAGTATTACAAGAAGCGGAAAGAACATCTCATCAAAGTTCTGGAGGCAAAGGCGCAGATGTGTGATTACAAGTCTCGATTTGTATCCATGGTCATCAACGGTGATATCATTGTATTTCGCCGTAAAAAGCAAGAACTTGAAAACCAACTTTCTGGACTCTTCCCACAAATTGGTGGAACATATGACTACCTTTTGAATATTAGAACCGTTCAGTACACGGATGAGAGTGTTCGTGAACTTCTCAAAGAATCTGAACAGGCGAAAAGAGATCTTGAGATTATGAAGTCTACTACAGCTATGGACATGTGGAAGAATGATATTAAAAATATATAAACAATAGATAAGTATGGGTGAAGCTGCAAAGATTTCTCTCAAAGCTATTGGAAAGCAGGATACACACCTTCTTTCCAAAGACCCAGAAGACTCGTTCTTTAATTATAAGAATGATAAGATACACTCAGACTTTCGAAAATATCATAGAAGTCGTAATGTTATTAATCCTGGTGCTATTTCAGGTTGGCCATTTGGTCAAACTATTAAAGTACAATTCAATCCACAAAATATGGGTGATCTTTTGAGTAACATGTGGTTGAGTATCACAATACCACGTCTCACAGATTTTGGTGGTGGTAAAAATTATGCAGACCAATTGGGAAGACATATTCTAAAAAGTGTCACTATGTTCGTAGATGAACTCGAAGTTGAAACAATTCATGATGATTGGGGTATTATTTACGATGAGCTTTATTTAGAAATATCTGAAAAAGTAGCTAATAGATTTCTTGTAAATAGAAACATAGGTTATGACGACTCCACTTTGGATGCATTTAAGGACCTTTCACAATATTCTGCTGATCTCATGATTCCTTTACACTTCTTCTTTTCCAGGAAATATGCAAGTGATGAATATTCTTCAAATAAACCAAATCGTCCATACTTCCCAGTATGTGCTGTACACCGTCAAAAAATAGAATTTGAGTTGGAGTTTCACCCACAAACTTTTTTTACAGATACGGGAACTACACTCTCACTCCCAGAGTTTAAACTCGTTACAGAAGAAATCACAGTAACTCCTGAAGAACGTCAATATTTGGCGAGTAAACGTCAAACATTTATAACTGATATTGTACGTAAACACCCTAGTATTATAAGTACACCAAATGATACAATGATTCGAAATAACCTTGTACCCAACATTCCAGTGAAATGTATTCATTGGTTTTTAAGAAATGAAAAATTTGAAGATGCTAGTGATTCTACGGGTGGTAAATCCTTACAAGAGGAGAAGTATTATCAAAATCGTTTCAATTTTTCATCTAATGTGCATTTTGATGAGACGGGTACATTCTTCTATCCCATAATGGATGAAGCAAGTTTTTACATAAATGGAAACAGATTACCAAATGTTTCTAAAACAAATCACTATTATTACAAATATCTAATTCCATTTAGAAATAGATTAGCAAGGCCTATCAGAAATATTTACACTTATAGTTTCTCGATGAATCCGATCAATGTGGAACCATCGGGGAACTTGGATTTTAGTCAAATAAAATCTGATAAAACGTCTATAGAAGTGAAGTTAGACACATCGTCTGATTCACTTGTGGACACGTCTAGTAATAACTATTCGTTAAACATGTATTACACGGGTTATCAAACGTATATATTTGATAAGGGATTTATGTCACTTGCTTATTAAACAGTGAGGTCTTATTATTGGAGATGTAGTCTATGATGTTATTCTTAATACACCATTTGATGAAATTCAACTGTGCTAAAGTTGTATGAATTTCATGAGATGTCCCAGGAATGGTATACGGAAACTTCTGTGAACGACAAAATGGATCAAAGAGTTTCTTTGAATACCCATCTAGACTTGACTTATATGCACAATGTACGGTAAAGAGCTTACCATCTTGTGTCGTGTAAGTTGTATTATTCTTTTTTGCGTAATTCGTTATAAACCACTCCAAATTTCTAAGTGATATACCACTTGTCTTGTCTAGAATGTTCATTAATTTAGTTCGATTCTTTTCCTCATTGTAAAAGTTGTTTATTGATGTTAGTAGAATGGTCGATTTACTCATTATTTAATATAAGGACACAAATCTATAAGCTTGTTTTTACTTTCACATGCGGGGCACCCTCTAACGAACATTTGTTCTGGTCCATGTGTATGACTATTTACACTAGATAGATCTCGTTTTTTAATTTTGTCACCTTGAACTTTATGAAATTTACAGTACCCACTGTCAACGGCTTTAAATGAACATCTATGTGTGACACCATCTTTGATTTTTGTACCTTTACATATGGTAACATCATCCGCCCCCCTCAATAATAGATCTAGTGGGATACCATGCACTTTGGATACTTCATCAAGTTTTTTATTTACTCGTTCATTAGCTTCTTCATCGATCATGTCGTAAATAAATTCATTGCATGATTCTTCTACGAGATCAGGAAGATGTTCGTTAATTATATTTTTGATATTGTCAATTACAATTTTTGTAAATTTATTTTTGTTTGTCATGCCTTATCATTAGATTGCGCGTAGCTTTTAAATAAGTCTTCAACAGAGTTTTGTTTTTGTCTAAACATTTTAATACGATCCCGTAATACCAATGCCGTACCTTCACCACTAAGATTATTCTTTTCACATTCTTCAATCAATTGTTCCTTTTTCATACCACTCAAGGCTGGACCAGTGACTTTCTTTGGTGGTTTATACTGTTCAATAATGTCACCAAATATTTCCTGTTTTGTATTTTCAAATAGAGGGTCGAGAAGATCACATACAGGATTCAGGAATTTATTGACAAAATAGTAATGGTAATCGACAGGGATGTTATGCTCTTCAACATAATTTGGATCCTCCGATTTCTCAAAAGCCTTCGCCTTAGAATTGTCAGTTTTTGTAAGTAGATATGGCACCCGGTCACCGGATTGTGGCTCAGATCCAGGCTTTCTTTGTCTCATTTTATTAACCACTTGAACATGTGCTTGGTTTATGTGTATACTTTCGGGGCTATTAATCGAAACACTCTTTCCACCAACTTTGTATGAATCTGAGAGTGATTGACTCAAAATAAGTTTATCGTGTGGTATTTCACCTGTTAGGAGTTCATTTGCTCTCTCCCTCGCAAGTTCTTTTGGAGGACCCGGATCTCCAGAAGTTAAGACCACATCTAATAGTTCCTTACACACTTCTCTCATGTGAGGTGTGTTGTCTCGTCGAACAAGTTGGAGACCTTTCACATCTATATAGTCCATATGCATTTGATCATCTTTACCCTTGGTCCACAACTTGGCTGCATATCGTTTCTTTGAATACAAAAAATAAGGCCAATAGACCTTCTCAAGCTCTAGGTTATTTGGCTTCTTGAAAAGGGCTGAGCACTCCTCCGCAGCTCGTTCACCAATCTCCCAACTATACTCAATAGCTTCTACACCCTTACGATCACCTACATCAAACTCAACCATGACCGAATCCGTGTCACCATATCTTACCTTCGCACCGGGGAAGTTTGCCTCAACATAAGTCTTAGTTTCTTCAATCATACCACGACCCCTACAAGTTGTCGTAGATGCAATAGGTACACACGGGAGAATACCTTTACCTGCACCTGTAAAACCATACACAGAGTTCATCGAAACTTTGTAGGCCAACTGTTTACCATTGTACACCTCCTTCATATAACCTGTTGCAGCTGCCATATCTCTTTTAGCTTTTTTACGAAACTGTTTAAGCTCCATAAGAATGGCTGGTAATAGACTCGGTACATCTTGTGCAAACTTATACGTCTTATTTCCAATGTTAAATGTTTCGTATGTAATCCCAGGGATCTTACCATATCGTCGCTCGTCCATGACGTATGTAGAATAACAGAGGTTGTGGGCCATCATGATACTCGGGTACAGAGCCTCAAAATCTAGGGCTGTGATTGGAGTGTAATAGGCACCCTTTTGGGCTTCTAGAACCGTTGCACCTTCGTATTGCTCTTCAGGGAGAGAACCATATTTAATCGTTGGTACCATGTAACCCAATTCACGAGCCTTTTTAGACAACTGACTAAATACCTTAATTTGCTGTCCACGTTCAACCAAAAAAGATACAGGTACCCATGTTGCCTTTGCCATCTCTACGAGGTTTAGTAGGATACACATCTTTTTCATTAGTTTGTGTGGGAGAAGTGTATCTTTGATACAGTATTCTGCCACTTCGTATAACTTTTTAGGATCACCTTCTACAAAACGAGCAAACATTTCTTTGGGAGCCATATCAATTTTTTGATCACCGAGATACAGTTTAGAAACGTTGTTGAGACTGTACGAATCTAACTTGTAGCCCTTCTTCACTTCATGGAACATATCAAATACAAAACGACCAGACATAGGCAGGAGTTTTAGAAAGTTATCACCCAGAGCACTCGAGCTTAATTTTTTCATCACCAAGTGACACTCTGTATCCTTGAGTTTACCAAGCTGATAAAAATCAACTCCACACCCAACCATAGCAGCACGTTTGTAAATGTACTCTAAATCAAATCCAAAAATATTCCACCCAGTGAGAATGTCAATATCCTTTTCGTTCATATATTTTTTAAACGCTAAAAGCATTTCTTTTTCAGTATCAAAACTAATAACATCAGGTCCATCAGTCTTTTTGTAGCATAAACATACTTTCTCATATGGTTCATCACTACCAAACTTACATAAGGAGACTGCGATTTGAAAGCAGGCATCGTCAGGGACGTTTGGATCTGGAAATTTCCCAGTAGAACTATTACACTCAATATCAAACGAGGCAACGATAAATGGGGCAATATCATCTCGTTCGACTGGTTTAAGTGTTGACCAGTCGTTACACCACAAATCAATATCAGTTTTAGCCAAGTGAGAACGAACACATGTATCACCAGTATCCAACCAACCTGTGGATTGGATTCCGGTTCTATGCATGAGTCTCAGGACAGGGTCAATATTTGATTCATAGACATGATATTGTTTGAACTCATTGTTATACATGAAAATTGAATTAACCTTTCGTCTATGTTCAAGTGATTTGAAATTGAGATGCATAAAATGAAACTCTTCATTATTTTGAAATCCCCAGACGTCCTTCTGTTTCGTCAAACTATAACTAGTTACATGGTCTCGTTTTAATCTACATATGTCGTTGTAAAGACGACTGACATCCTGGTCTGTTGTACCCCTTGGGAGCTTCACAAAAAAGTATGGATCGAATGTTGTGGTTACACAGACTGATTTACCATTCTCGGTCTTACCAAAAATACTGATTTGATGTTCACCTTCAACATCCCGTGCCTCCCATGTCAACGCTTGGAATACTACCATATGTATACTATGAGCCAAAATTTTAATATCATTTATTAATAAATGTCTGCTGCTTTGATCGAACTCGTTTCGGTGGGTGCCCAGGATGTTTTCATCACTGGTGATCCCCAGGTCAGCTTTTTCCGTCAAAATTACAAGCGTCATGCCAACTTCGCTATGAAGCCAGAGCGCATGGATTACATTGGTACATTTGGTGCGAACAATGAAATTACCATCCCCATCCGCTCTAAGGGTGACCTCATGAGCTACATCTGGATTGAAGATTCGCTCGTTTCTAACGTACAAGACAACCCAGACGGCCTTTTCTCTTCTACTGCGTCTAACCCTACGGAATTCCAGCTCTGGATAGGTGGTCAGAAGGTTTGCCAGATTGATTCACTCTTTATCCAAGGTGTACACAATCCCCTCATGCGTGACAGTCAAGCCAAGTCTTCAATGTGCGCTTCGACTGCCACCCTGAAGTCTAACCATGGTGGTGATCACTTCATGATCCCTTTCTTCTTTGGTGAAGATTACACTAAGTGCCTCCCACTCGTTGCTTTACAATATCATGATGTCGAGATTCGCATTAAGTGCAGGGATGGTTACACACCCGTCGGTAGTCCCAAGATTTGGGGTAACTATGTGTATTTAGACACAGATGAGCGTAAGTACTTCACTGATACTCAGCATGAGATTCTGATCACCCAAACCCAGCACCAACTCGCTGCCAAGGAGGATACTGATATTGATATCAGTTATTTCAACCATCCCGTCAAGTCTCTCCACCTTGTATCTGGTAACACCACCGCGGGTGCCGATTGGGACACAGCCTTCACTTTCGATAAGGCTACCCTTTACATCAACGGTACAGCTCTATTCGAAGAAACTTCGGCTATGTACCACCACACAGTCGTACCAGAAATGCACAGCACAGATCTTCCCGATGATGTTCTCGAGGATTTACCCACTTACACATGGCCATTCTGCATCAACCTCAGCAAGATGCAGCCAACAGGCACACTAAACTTCAGTCGCATTGACAACGCCAAACTCAGCCTGACCAACCCATCGGGTGGTAACGCGCTTCATCGGGTCTACGCGGTCAACTATAACATCCTTCGTATCAAGGATGGTATGGCAGGTGTTGCATTTGGTAACTAGAGTACCTAAGTCCTAGGTATATAACTTTAAAAAGTAAGTTCAAAACATCCAACATGGTGAAAACGAAAACGAAAACTCCAACTCTTGATTCTGTTCGCAAGGTGAAATCTGGTGTCACCGAACTTGTATTGCAGAATCAAAAGTTGAAAAAGAAGTGTAGAAAACTGAAAAAAAAAGTTGCTAAACTTGAAACGACTTCAAAAACAACATTTCGTAATGACACCGCCACCACGCCGCGTTCGTCATGGCACCCCGGAACTTTTACGGAAGCTGCCGGAAGGGCCAGACTCGACTATATCTCTCTCGAAGTTTCAAAACTTACACCTTATCAACAAAACATTTGGAGACACACTCTATCGATGTTTAAAACTCTTGATATTACTGTCAAACAACAACGACCTTATTGTTTTTTGAAATTTATCCACAATCTCCCCTCCGCGCTCATGTCCAGGCACGCAAAAACTGTCGCTGCAGGATTCATACATTCAAGTGTTAAACCTGAACTGAACAAGAGAGTCATGCAAGAGAAGATTGGTGTTTCTGTACCCACAATTAGTCAAGTGTCTAGAATTATTAACCTTATTTAATAAGCAATCTATCAAGTCTCAGTTTCTCCTTATTCATGAAAATTGTGAGTTGCATAACTTCACCTTCCAAATTTACTAATCCATGAGTCGACTTTTGGTACTTTGATATTTGGTCAACCCTAACAAGATCCACGGGTGACATCTTTGTCTTTGGTGTCTTACTGTGATAGACTGCGAGAACTGCAGCATCCCTTTTCGTCTCTCTAGGTAGTTGGTCTCCGTCGTAGCATACTACAACGTGTGCACCTGGACAGCCAGCTACATGCATCCACCAGTGTTTAGGGTCACTCGTCATTGTCAGTTGGTCATTTTCTTTTGCACTCTGACCAACTTGGATTTTGATACCGTCATACGACGTGTATTCAAGCATGTTTTTTTTGTCGTTTTAATTCCTTATATGATATCATAATGCACGTAGTATTACAACCAAGTCCTTCGATTACACACAAATATAGGGTCACCTTACCAAATAAACGAAGTATTGATTTTGGTGAAAAGGGTTTTCAGCACTACCCAGACCATGGTAATCCAAGACTTATGCGTGCACAACTTCTTAGGAAAGGTGCTATCATTCCTAAGGAGCTGCGAATAGAGAGGAACCCGTATGAGATACAGAAAGAAATGTTGAAAATTAGGGAAAGTTCTAAAGAAGATTGGGAAGATTTCTTCCGGGCCGAATATTGGGAAAGGTGGATACTATGGTCTTACCCGAACGTAAATAAAGCTAAATTGTCAATGGTGATGAGTCATGGTATACTTTTTATGCCTAGACCAGAGGACTTATGGTACTGTAAAGATGACCTTATTGACCTGTAGATCCAAATCCCCCATCACCCCTGAGTGTCTCATCGAGTAGACCAATTTCCTTAATCATAGGTGTATCACACCTCTCCAAAATAAGTTGAGCGATACGATCACCCTTCTTGATTTCAAAGTCTTCCGTACCATGATTAAATAGGACGACCTTGACTTCACCGGTATAATCAGGATCAATAACACCCGCACCAACGTTGATGCAGTGCTTCACAGCTAGACCAGAACGAGGGGCTACACGCCCATATAAACCATCAGGTATGGAGAGAGCAATACCAGTCCCGACTAAAGCTCGCCCCGCTTGACACGGTACAGTCGCATCTTCGGAGCTATATAAATCATATCCCACAGCACCATCAGAACCACGAGTAGGCAGACGAGCATCGTAACAGAGCTTCTTGACCCCGAGAGGCATGTATTTTTATTACAACTCAAATCCTTAAGCTTTCACAAACTTCTTTTTCTCTTCGTCTGTGAGGGCTCTCCACATCTCACCCAACCTCTTACCAATGTCGGTGAAACTGAGATCTGGGTTCTCTTTCACAACATCGGGTCGCATCTTCTTGACAAAGTTCATGTATGCATTAGGTTTACGCTTGGGCTTGTCCGCACCACCACGAAGTCGCAGAACTAGATGTAGAGTAGACTCCTTTTGAATATTGTAATCAGCTAGTGTGCGTCCATCCTCAAGCTGCTTCCCGGCGAAGATGAGTCGCTGCTGGTCGGGGGGGATTCCTTCCTTATCTTGAATCTTAGCCTTGATGTTATCGATAGTGTCAGAGGATTCAACCTCAAGTGTGATAGTTTTTCCAGTAAGTGTTTTCACGAATATTTGCATACTACTTGTATCATAGATTTAAATCTTAAAGTATAATAATACCTAAACTTCCTTCAAAGCGGGGTTCCTCTTCGAAAAAGTGAGTGCACAAATTCCACAACTAAATATGTTTATGAAATACTGACATCCAAGAACGTGTAATTTTGTGTACATACTCTCACGCGCATACAGTACCCATAGTAACAACGTCATACAGGTCTCATAACCAGCTCGAATGATTACATTAGATGCATGGTACATCTGGTCTATTGTTGGGTACAAATAACTGTCTCTAGGAGTAAGTCTTCGAATGGTTAATAAAGATGTATCAATTTCAACTAGACCTGCGAAACTAAGTATAAAAGCCTCCTCGGGGTGCATAAGAGGTCTAAGAAGAGCTAGAAGACATACTAAATGATGAAGTATGATTAAATTTCTAAGAGTGTGTATAACTTTCGGCTGAAGAATTATCCACATGAGATCATACGACATATACGTCGTGAGAGCATGTGTTAGAAACATGGGGTACACTTTATAGCTAAAAAATACATCAGCCACACATAATGCTGAGAATGGCGCGAGAAACAGTAAAGACGCCACATCATGAATAACGACAGCACGACGGTCCTTATTCATTTTGTGATTAGACAATATTCTTTTTATATCATTTAGACGAAACTGTAAATGGATATTTCCGCTGCTCCGATTCTCGTCGAGACGTGCACAGTTTTCTTATAGGTTCTATAAATAATCCAGCTGTTGCGATATATTTAATCCCTTTTTCGAGAGTTTTACCACGATGAAAATAAGTCCATGTACAAGGAAAAAATATAATTTTTCCTGCTTTTGGTTGTATAGATTTCCCACAACTAAACTCAGTAGTTCCACCAAAATCCTTTTCAACGTCGTTTAAGTAAATTATATAAGTGATACACGCCCCAGTTGGAGGGTATAGTTGATCATGATGCCAATGATAGTATTGACCAGGTTCAGTTCTTTGAATTTGTGGAGGGTGTATATAACTACCCATTACAATGTGGTCAGAAATCTGTTTCTTTACTTGGTCATCAACATCCATTTTTAATAGAAATTTTTTGTATTTTTCCATAGCTTTTCGTATCATATCATGAAAATACTTTTCTTCATCTACCCATTCAGGTTCGTCATAAATTCTTAAATCTGTACTTTGTTTCCACCCGGGAAAGGAGACATCATTATCAGTCACTCCTTTAAATTTCAAATCACTTTTTTCAAACTTATCTATAACACGATTACAAAAATCAACCGGGAATACATCTTCACATTCGTATATGAATTCCATTTGTTATTTTTAACAATATAATCCTTAAGTATTTTACATTTTTAAACGTGGGTCTCATGTTTTAAAATGCACTCAAGGGGTTTCGAACCCCTGACCTCAAGCTTACTAAGCTTGCGCTCTACCACTGAGCTATGAGTGCGATATGCTGAGAGCGGGGTTCGAACCCGCGCGTGCATAGCACAGGCGATCTTAAGTCGCCCTCCTTAGACCACTCGGACATCTCAGCCCGAATATACTACCACTCAAATCTTTAAGCATTTAGATGGTGGTTCATATGCTAGTTTATCCTTGAGTTCTTTACGTTGTTTCATCTTCTTGATATCTGCACCTTGACAATCATGCTTTGTCAAATTGAGACAACTCGGACAAAAGCTACCACCACAATATTTACAATCGATAGGGACACCACATTTCTTTTTACAGAGTTGACAAGGCATTTACTATTGTTAACTTGGATAAAGATTTTAACCCCATTTAATCAAGAAATGTCTCTCACTTACGCCTTCAGTAAACCAATTCACACCGAATATGCTCACCTGAAAAAAACTCTAAAAAACTCTACGGCTGCTTATGGTTCTGCTTTGAGTGCTTCTTACTTCATCACACAAGGCGCTGATCAAGGTGTATCTGCAATGTTAGGTGCGGTAGCATCTTATACGTATGTGAGTCTTCTCTCTGATCGAGTGGATAAATTCGAAAATTCGACAATTCAGAAGGAGTTCTTTGCACCTCTAGGTGCAGCTGCTTTTGAAGTGTCATGGAATAATGCACCATTTGCGTTTGACTTTGATTATGGTGCTACGTTTGTTGGATTCTTAGCGTATAAATTTGCACTCTCAACGGTACTGTATCAAATTGTGAGAGAAATGATGATTGGGGATAGTGCAAGTTTCTATGACACTGAGGAGAAAGTCTACAATGACCTATCTGATTGGAATTTTACCGTAGACGAGCCAGTTCACGAGCCAACCGAACAACCCGTCGAGGAGAGTGTTGATTAAGACTGAGTCTGTTCACGAGACTGAACTTATTGCGACCATTGAGACCCTTCATAGCCATGATACGCTTCCTAGCTACATCCTTGGTCAGGGGCATGGCTTTCTTTTGAGGCTTGGGCATAGGCATAACAGCCCTGATTGTGGCACGAGTGGGGGTTACGATTCGCTTAGTCACCATACCCTTCATGAAGTTGGTGGCAACCTTCTTGTCGAGTGCCTTCTTTTCAGCACGCTTCTTAGCGGCAGCGCGCTTCTTGGCAGCTTCGGGGTACAACTTGGCTAGGGGGACGTTATTGTACAGATGTAAGTTATCAGTGCGAACACCCCTTTTGGCAGCATGGCGGAGTAGATCCCTCGCGAGGGGGGTGTTCTTGGCACGCATCTTAAGGCCCTCACACATCTCTTTAATTGTGAGTTTGTCGGGGTTCACGATACCATACTTTTTGGCAACCTTCATTACATCAGCCTTCTTCTGGAGACGGCACTTCTTGCGTCCCAGCTTGAGATCACCTGCCTTGTCCACAGATACGAGTACTGGAGTCATTTTGTATTATACTGAGAAAAAGTTTAAAGAGGAGTTCAGACCTCTTTATATATGAATTGCTGTTTCACTAAAAGAATTCTTTCTGGTGTTGATGATTCGATACCAGTTTTTAGTCTTAATAATTATGAGGGATATGCAAAAATCACGAGTGTATATGATGGAGATACATTCAAAGCGGTTATCATACTTCATGGTCGACCTCTAAAGTTTACTTTTAGAACCATTGGGTATGATTCAGCTGAAATGAAACCCAGTCTCGGTATGAGAGCTAGAGCCGATCATATTCATCTAGCTAGACTTGCCCGTGACATGTTTAAGGAGGAATGTGGTTTTGATGATCGCGCACCTTTCCGATTATGGAATCCGTTTATGTGTAGAAACAAGGTGAATGGTTTAGTGTGGATTGAATGCGGTAAAAATGACAAGTATGGTAGACCCTTGGTGACAGTCTATAGACGCAAGGGGGATAAACAGTCGGTAAACCAAAAAATGATAGAATCAGGAATTGTAAATGTATATGATGGTAAGAAGAAAGATTCGTTCAGTTTAAAAATATAGGATTTTATTAAGAAATGGTACGTTACGGTCTATTGTTTTATGTATATTTACTCTCTCGTCTCGGGCGTAAACCAAAAAAGAAGGTCAAACAACCACCCACATGGGTTTAGCTGAGTTCTTCGAGTCTCAGCATCCTTCCAGTGTTGATATATTCATCAATCTTGTCACAGATTGAGGGTCCAAAACCACGGAGATGCCTGACGTCATCACCACTCATTACAATATAATCGAGGTCTCGGATCTTTTCAGCCGCATTCCAGTATGCCTCAGACTTGTAAACAGGCTCTTCAAGGTTTCCAAGTTTGAGAAAACACGTGGCAAGTTTCTCGTTCATGGAGGGTTCCTTCTTGATATTGAGGTAGTCGTCAATCTTCTTAGCGATGGACTTCCCAATACCTCGAAGCTTCATAGCATCTTTACCACTGGTGATCTTGTAAGAAAGATTGTAGATGGTATCACCAGCCTTGGTGTATGCATCGCGCTTGAAATTGTCTTCAGCCCTGTCAGCATACTCATAGATCATTTCAGCGAGCCCTGTATTGTGAGAGACAAAGTACTCCTCGTCTTCAGTCCCAGACACATAGGAGGCGTCAGTGTCAGAAACGAATGAGCCCTCATCATTGGAGGCAATAGACTCAGAGTCGGAGCACTCGGACTCCTCGTAGTCAGAGTCCTGCTCATCGAGGTACTCATCAACCTTGGCAGCAATACCCTTACCAATACCGAGGAGATGCATCAGGCTCTCACCAGTTTGGACCTCGTAGTCCAGGTTTGAGATAACATCTGCAGCCTTTTGGTAAGTCGCCGACTTGTAGAAATCATTAGAGGCACGGGCAAGATCAATCATACGATTGACAAGACCTTGATTGAGAGTGCAACTCTTGGATGTAACACGAGAGGTCGTGTCGTACAGAGAAGACTTGTACTCAAGGTCGTTGAGCTTGTTGAGGGCATCGACCTTCTCTTCATTGGCCTCTGTGAGAAGCTTCTTGAGCTGCTCAATCTTGGTTCGAGACTCTTCAATAGAATCAATGTCGCCGAGGACGGCGCGAACCTTACGGAGTTCGGAGTTCTCCTTCTCGAGCTTGAGGATGTAGTCGGTAATAGAACGGGAGTTCATGGTAGTAGACATGTTGAATGATTATTATGGGAGTCGGGCTCCACTTAGGTGTTTAAAGATTAGAATGTTGAAAAATGTAGAAAAATGGCAACACTCGCTGCACCCGTCAATATTCAGAAAACTCCCACAAAGTTACTTCAAAAAAGAAAGAGGTCTAACAGACGTCTCGCACAACCCAAGCGTGTTCAAGCCGCACTTCCTAACCCCGACCTCGTGAACTACGCACAACTCCAACTCGTCACATGGATTCTACCCATGACAATCGCTGGTCGTCTACTCAAGGTGGAGTACCCCCAAATTGCGATTGGTCTTACTGTCATGACTGCGGCAAAATTGGGTCTAGCAGCCAATGGTATAATTCATTACTAAAGATAATGTCTACCCATAGTAAAATGTTTACACTAAAGCCTAATATCGTACGACCCAATATCCGTGTCCAAGCCAAGAAGAATGATTTTGTAGAACCAGCTGAAGCTCCAGGTGAGGGGAGGCGTCGCCCCCCAAACGAGGAAGAAAACAAAGATTCTAAAAAGGGTGTTCATCCCCTAAAGAAGTTCATCATGGAGAAATTTAAGATTAAAGAGATTGATTATGAGAAGTTTAACAAAGAGAATAAGTGGGCTATTCGCCCAGGTCAAAAGAAGGATAAAGAATAGAAGCATTAGATACCAAACATGTCTTTCACACTCACCTCTATGACCCCACTTACACGCAACGTTAGAACTCGAGTATTTACCGACCCGGAACAATATGATACAGAAATCAATGCAGCTCGTGGATTTAGTAAATCGTCAACTACTCGTAGGCGTCCACCAATGACACAGGTTATGGAAGATTTTTCTGATCTAAATGAAGCCTCTCAACTTATCAACCATGTGACCGAACGTGAAGTCATCGAGGCACAGAACTTCTGGGCGCAGTCTATCGTAGATATCTCGAATTCATTTCTCTCAGGTGGTGACTACGTGAGTCTCGCAGGTGAACGCGCGGGTGATTTGTATGGGTATGACCACTCTAACGTACTCTTCAAACCCACGAAAGCTGCAGAGCAACAGTTTCGTCCTACCGCCAACGATGCCATGTCTTACTTTGTGGGTCACGATGCAGTAATTAGTGGTTTCAAAGAAGATCAGGGGTTCGCCATCAATGCCAAAAAGGGTTTCAGTAGGGTGATCTTCAATAATCACCAGATTGACTGTCACGGTGAAGTGGCACACGCTATGGGTACCTATGAATTCACGTGTGCCACAACTGGTGAAATTTCAGAGGTTGAATATACATTTGGCTATAAGCGAAATGATGATGGCAAGGTGCGCATCTGTTTACACCATTCCTCTGTCCCATATGCATCGGGTAATAAAACATCTCACGTGGAACGAAAGGAAACGTCTCAAGTGAAGCGCAAGATTGTATTTGACCCCGCACAAGCTGACCCGGAGGCAAACCAGCGTCATCAGGTCGCTACTGCGAGTTGGTAATTATGTTTAGTTTAAAGTCCTTGTCTAATCCATTAATGCTAATCTTCCCCTCTTTCACAAGACGCTTAATCGTACGACCAACCTCCAGGTTGTCGTCGTATGCCTTATCGTGTTCTGGAGTAGCTGGTAGATTTGGTATGGACATGTTAAATGCCATCATTTTCTGAGGCATCGAGAGATCTTTAGATTGGAGTATATCCAAAAGGTTTTTGGGAAGCCTGGAAAGATCCTTTTTAGTTAAACTTGAAAGATCCATTACTCTTTATGGGTATTTATTCTTTAATAGTACCACCGCAGGTGCTGAACCTTTTGGTGGTTTTTTACAGAAAATTTTACAATCACAGCAATCCTTTATACATACGAGTTGCTTTTTAGTCGCATAACATCGTGTAGGTAACATGATATCTTTGGATATGTAACGTGCTATTTGGTCAAGAAGTATCATCCTATAACTTTATTAGAGAAATTCCGTAGCCCAAATCTTCGAGGATTGGATCATTCTTGTAATCAACTTGGTAATATATCTTCTTGACACCACTACTCGCGAGGGCTTTGAAACAGTTGATACATGGATAATGTGTGATGTAGGCCACAGAATCATCGATGGAGACACCTCTCTTCGCTGCATCGGTGATGGCATTAATCTCTGCGTGAATCGTGGCCTGTTCATGACCCCAACGTACGATAGACCTATGATCTGTACCAGCGAGGAATCCGTTGTACCCCATACTTATGAGTCTATTGTTCTTCACTATAACACACCCCACTTTTAGTCTGTCACATGGGGAGCGAATAGATGCCAGAGTCGCAGCTTTTAGAAAGTAGTCGTCCCAAGAGATTCGTTCCTTGGGTTCTTCAGGTGGAGGGGAGCGCTGACGCCTAGCATCCTTGGTCATAGACATGAAACGAGGTGATGAACGTAGGGCACGGGGGCTGCCCATTTATTTCATGAAGGTTTTATTCTTTTAAACACCTAAGTCCCTTGAAGTTCTACGATTTTATCATCCTTTAACGTCCAACCAACACAAGATGTCAATTACCTCCGAAAAGAAAGAGTTCATCCAATACATCGCAGGTGGTCTCAGTACCCTCATGAACGGTTCAATGTTAGCTGATGAGATTTACACCAGCTTCCTCCCTTGGCCAAACAAAGAATGGATTGAAGATCCTACCGAGTTGTACATCAATGATAACATTCTCGATGGGTCATCATTCTCTGAAAATAGGTTTTGCAAAGCCATGGAGACCATCGATAAAGGAACTCTATGGGAACTTTTGACATACTTCGACAACAGGGATATGTCAATCTCACGTGTATACATCGAGAGCTGCCTAGTCCCGAGTGACCTCCCCGAAGAACTCCGTAAGTTTGCGGAATCTATAGACTACAAAGAAATACACACATTTGAAGACTTCCTAGAACTATAGATTGTAATCTTTAACAATATCTCCTCCGCCATTTAGCCTCTAATTCTGGAAACAACTCCCCTAAGGTTTTGAAATATGTATCAATATATCGCTTTTCTTCCTCTTCTTCCTCAGTCAATTTAAGACGGTCTGGGAACATACCCAACTTTATCGTCTTAAAATGATCAAGTCTTTTATTGAAATTCTCAAAAACACGAAACGATAGTAAGGTTTCGTCTTTTATGTTTAAAACACGAATTTCTTCGTGTATTCGGTCTAGGTGAACCATCTTGTATTTAACGCATATTTTTGTTGACTGAGGTGGTCATGGTTAAAGAGGATGGGTGTTGAGTTTTAAATTGGGGATGGCTCCTCGTTTATCTCCATTGACATATTTACAAACTATAGACGACGAAGAAGCAAAAACTATAGTTGAAAATGAAAAACTCATATTGATTCCAGACAAGACAAATAAAACTGGTTTTTGGTACATCAGAAAAAAAGAAGACCTTCACAGGCAAAGACCATATCAAATTTTACCAATACCCGAATATGGGATAAACAGGGGTTTATGTTTCAGGTCTAACATAGCCGCGGCTGTGTATATATCTCAACATCTAGGTCGTTCTGTATGTAGATCTATCACTACATGGTATGAAGATGAATCCAAAACTCAAATTCTTACAAACATACGGATTCCAAACCGTTTCCAAATTCCAAAGGTAGAGATGAATGGACAAATGTACGGAGGTCGAAACAATTCTCGCACAGACACATGGCGATATAAGACAGGGTCATTGTATGACGGATCAAAACGTAGGACAAAAATCCGCAATGGTGAAACTTCAGAACGCAGAGCACCTTCCAGGGAACACAAATTTGATTGGACAAGAGATTACTTTGGAACATGGGTTGCCGATACCCTGGAAGAGGAAAATTTCAAATGTGCTTACAGTAGTGGAAGGCTTACACCAAAATGTGTAAGTTTGGAACGTTTGGATGAAACACGTGGTTACAGTACCGAAAATTGTGTATTAATACATATAGCTTTTCAGACTGGTCATACTCAATGGTCACGTGAAAAATTTATGAGTGTGTATAATTTGCGTAATACTGATACATACGACGAGCATGAAGTTCACAAATCAAGAATATATAATTCGATTCCATATAACCAACATTCTATTGAATCAAAACGGGGAAATACTCCACCAAGATTGTATGCTATGTTGAGAAAATTAAAAAATAATTCTATAGGTCATACGAAAAAAAGAAACGCGAAGGGTCGTAATCATCGAGAAAGTGAAATTACTATTGAATATCTTATAGACATATGGGAAAAGCAACGTGGACGGTGTTATTATTTAGATATTCCAATGAACATTGACGGTGATTGGCGCGTGTCCCTCGAAAGAATTGATAATGGTAAAGGATATACGACAGATAATGTTGTTCTCACGACATTAGAAACCCAAAATAGTCATCATACATGGTCAAAGGAATTTGTGGAAAGTGTATGGAACTAATATTACCTCAAATCCTTATCAGCCGTATAATAAGTCTTGCCCTTAGTGGCGAAACTATGAACCCTAGCATACCCCCACGCTTGTGGAGAGGCTCCCGGACGATGCCCGGTTCTCCACGCAGCGAGTCCCCTATTGTAGATGGTCTTCACAGTCTTTAAAGGAATGCCAGTAGCCTTAGCAATATCTGGCAACGACTTGACATCTGAGCCGTACCTTTTCCTGAACTTTTGGGTGTAGGAGGAAGTCTTCGTCTTTCTTCCTTCGTCTGTTCTAAACTTGGTGTAATCTTTTTTGAGCATCTTCTTGTAACGAGTTTCAACCTCCTTGAGAGTACCAAGCCCCCTGAAGTATTTGAGGGGTGCATAGATTTGACCTTCTGTTCTACGCAGTTGCCCAACTTTTCGAGCAATTTGAGCATCGGTGAGAGGCATCTTACCTTTTACTTGAGATATTTTATAGCCGAAGCGATATTGGGATAGATGCATTTTCCGAACCTGACACGACCTGTCCTAGGATTGTAGTATCCCCTGTGGCCATTGAAGATACATTTGTGAAGTTCACCCATATAAAAAATACAATATTATAATAATTAGTTGAGATGGGACTTTCGATTATTATGGGGAATATGTTTTCCGGTAAAACTTCTGAACTTATCCGTCGACTTAAGCGTCTAAAAGTCATAGGTAAGGAAGTCATGATTGTCAACTCAGCGAAAGATACCAGATCACCTGAAGAAGTTTTGAAAACGCATGACAATGTTAAGTTTAATTGCCACAAAGTGTATGACCTATTTGATATCATCGATACGGATGAATTTGAGCGGGCTGATATAATAGCCATAGATGAAGCACAATTCTTTCCCAGACTCAAAAAATTCATAGAAGGGTGTTTATACCTAGAAAAATCAATTATTATCGCAGGTCTTGATGGAGACTGTTTTCAGAGAAAGTTTGGTGAACTCATCGACTGTATCCCTCTCGCAAGTGACGTAACTAAACTTTCAGCACTGTGTATGCATTGTAACGATGGAACACCGGGTCCTTTTACCAAGAGGATTGTCAAAGACAAAACCCTAGAACTTATCGGTGGAAGTGATATGTATGAAGCAGTGTGTCACAATCACCTGTGAATATCCAAGATGAGTACAACCCTTCGACCGTCCCCGGTTTTCGCCAGTTCATGATATCTCGCGTGGTCAAAGAGGATATCTTCACCCTCTTTGTGTATGTGCCGACCTTTATCAGTGTACAAGCTACAATCTCCATCACCATGTATAGTCAACTGGTATCGTAGGAGTTCATTTGATTCAGCACGATGTGGGTGTAAAACCATGGGACCCTCTATGACCGCAAATGAAGCACCCTCTCTATTTATACATGGTATTTGACGAATGAGACTATTTAGGAGTGGGAATTGTTCAGCTTTATAAAAATAGTATCCATCATTCTTTTCAAACCATGGGTTAGTATCATGGTACCACGTCTTTTCTAGAGTTGGTGAAACTTTTTCAAACTCTTCACGTAATTTGGGATAATGGAGTTTCAGTAGAAGAAGACCTGGATAATTCTTTACATCATACTCTGGTAGACATTTAACAATTTCCCTAAATGTATTTTGTATACCAAGGAGTGGTCGATGTAGATTTGAAAAATAGAGGTGGTCTATAGGTGGTTTTACATAATCATACAGGACCATCAGTATGGGCACAAACATAAACCGCCACATTATTTTCTCAGTAGATAATAAAAATGCCCGGATACCCCAAGTCCATGTATGCCGAGCCCAAGCCCACTGAGGAGGTTGCGACCACCGAGTCTCGCTTCTCCATGCCCGCTCTCCCCCAGCTTACCATCGTCCAGATGGTGCTCGTCGGTCTCATTGCGGCCTATGCCTTCACCGCGCGTAAGATGAACGGTGTCGTCGTTGCCAGCCTTGCGCTGACCGTTGGCCTCCTCCACATGTATGACCACATGTACCGTGTCCAGCGTGGCCCCGAAAAGCTCTTCTTCCTCGGCAAGACTGAGATGATGGGTCATAAGAAGGAGCACTACAGCTGCTGCGGCAACTAAAAAATCTCAGTAAAATATAAGTATGCGCGTCAAAATTATTCGTAGCCCTAACCCTAAAAAGAAGTTCAGGGCTGTCTTAGAAGACGGCAGGACTGTTGACTTTGGTGCCAGTGGATATTCCGACTACACCAAACACAAGAATCCTTCACGTATGCGTTCCTATGTGTTGCGTCATGGAGGTCATGTACCCAGACAAACTATAGAAGAACGAGATCCCAAGAAGATCCAAACAAAAATGTTAAATGTCGATCGGAGCGACAAAGAGAATTGGAAGATGAGCGGTATCAGCGGGGCCGGTTTTTGGTCCCGTTGGTACCTCTGGAGTTTTCCTACGTTTCAGGGTGTTGAGAAGTTCATGAAGAAACGTTTTGGGATTAATTTTGTATGATTTAGGCCGCCATCCCCTTCTTTTTGAGGACATTTTTAAGCTCAGCCATGAGTTTCGCGCGTCGAGCATTTACTACTGGTGCTCGTCGTTGGGGTGGTGGAGGAGGTGGTGGTGGGGGAGGAATACCCGCACGAACCACGGTTGGAGCAACTATAGTTTGACACACTCTGATAACTCTCTGTGCATTTTTCACACTGTTATCAAAGTTCATCCTAATTTTGGTGCGAAGTTCCCTGGCTGTGAGCTTCACACGTTTACCCTTGACAGTTTTGGTGATCCGAAGACCTTGCTTCTTGGCTTTGTTTTTTAATTCAAGATACTGCATCTACTCTTGGTTGAGATTATAATATAAAGTTATCATTCTTAATTCTATTAATATGTTGGCTATTGGTCAAACCCCAATTTGTTTTCATAACATTGGAAGACGGCGACGAACCTATCGATCGCGAAAAAAACCATGTATGAAGAAGGTTGACAGGCTCGATTGTGCTATACGTCATAGAAGGTGTCTAGGTTGCCCATTCAATGACTTCTTCAGGCCCGACAAAATCAATATAAAATCAGATCAAGAAAAGTCTTCAGATCACCCGTCTCAATAAGTCTGGCGTATAACATACCTTCCTGATCGAAATAGAGTGGGTTTAGATTAGCCCTATCAAATACATTTTTAAGTTTAATTTTTAGTTTGTCTAAATGCATCAATACTTTGGATAATATATCAAAATCTAGGACCTGGACACCCATACGGAATGCGACCTTGTTTACACTATATTCACCCGTATCAGTTTGAACAAGAAATTGTTTTTTTATAAATTCTTCTATTTCGTTTCTTGGGCTAATCCCAATTTGATTTGCAATTTGTGTAATTTCCATTAAATTATCTAAACCCGCTACTAACTTTCTTATAAATTCACGCTTACCTTGTGGGAGTGACATCTTATTGTGTATAAAGATAAAAAACGCACCTAGGGTAAGATGACTGATGTATTTGAACTAAAAATTATGATTAGTAAGGTACTTCTTCCAAGAATTAGAAAACTCGAAGAAGAACTTGCGTCATTACGAAAACATACGTGGCCGTATGTACAGGGAAAAAAAGAATCTCATCAACTTGACGATATCGAGGCGAAGGTGGATTTTCTTAAACATCTCGATGAGGACACAGTAGTTGAATTATTGAGGGCAAAGGTAAAACTAAGTAGAAATAGTGGATTTCTAACTAGAGAATATGATATGATTTCTAATTTACGAAATAATTTTTGTTGAGCTATAGTAAAGATGTTAGGAAATCTATTCAAAACCTCCGGTGAACCCATGGGTAATACCCAATTAGGTTTCACAATTGCATGCTTGCTTTGTTCAGTGATGGGCCTTATGGGTATTATGAGAATTCCTATGAAAACACCCCCAATATTAGCAGCTTGTGCTCTTTCAGCATGCTGTTCTTCCAGTCAGACAAGTTCACTTGTAAATGACGTACAGAAACGTGTAAAAAAGAGTCAGGAGACTCCAGATGAAACTCCGGTTGAAACTCCAGCGGCGTAATAAAAAAATCATCACTTATACTAGATGGTTTTGCATATAGGGTATGTAATATGCCTAATTATATGTATATTTATTACAGGTGGTAGCACCACAACCATTTTACGAATGCCCCTAGTACCACAAACTGCCTTAATGGCAGCTTGTTGTTGTTTATCTTGCATATCTTCAACAACTACTCTCGCAAAAGATTTACAAAAACGTTAAATTAGAAGAAATCATCAGTCCTGTACATATTTACAGTGAATGAACCAGTCTTTCCCATTACGGTGACTGTTTCATTTCCGTATAGCTCTTGGCATCCAATGTCTTCCATGCAATCACGCGCATTGTGGGAGACTGATACTGGGTAAAGATTTTCACCTCCGGTGGTGGTGTAGTAATTGTAGCGATCACGGCGACCACGTACCTCCTTACCATAGAGAGGGAGAGTCTCATCACCATTCGTGATTAGACCCATCTGTTGCATGTGACCAGGCTTGTATTGTTTAATAGGGGGACCCCTAAATTCGGGTTCTTGGGTGTGACCACGACGAGTGGGTACTGGACGCACTGGTACTGGAACAGCTACTTCTACTGGGACCTCGACAACTTGGGGATTGTAGAACATGTAGCCTACAGCCCCCACGAGTACAATAACAGTCAGTATTAATAAGTTTGTCTTTTGCTTGTTCTTCATATACTATAGTTAAGGAAAATGTTTGAGATGAATATATGAAGGATATAACTATTTTTGACAATTTCATCAACGATGAGGAGCTAGAAGAGGCTAGACAATTCATTGGTGAAGAATCAGTCAATTTAGATAACAAAGATTTTGGATCTCCAATTCCAAATAGACAGTGGTATTTTTTGGAAGAAGATAACTGTTATAAAAAAGTTCTAATGGATTGGACGTTTGCTATGGAAAATCTTATCCCTTCTGCAAAAAAATTTATTTTGAAAATTAAAAACAGAATAGACAAATGTACGAATACAAAATTTAAATTAGAACGAGTTTATTTAAATCGTCAAGTACGTGGTCAAGACGTGCCATTACACACAGACTATAATAAACCGAATTATTATACATTTTTAATATATATAGGTGATATTACACCCGAAAACTACGATAAGGCTGGTGGAGACTTAGAATTGAACACTAAAGAAATTACTAGGATTGAACCGTTTACAAAAAGAGCTGTACTATTCAAAGGATATATACCACACCAGGCTTATGCACCTTTAGTCCCAGGTTTAACTCGCATTTCAATGGCATTAAAATTTGTAGATACGTCAAATGAACTTCCATTTGCTGTAAATTATAGTTAAGGAAAATGTTTGAGATGAATATATGAAGGATATAACCATTTTTGATAATTTCATCAACGATGAAGAGCTAGAAGAGGTTAGACAATTCACTGGTGAGGAATCATTAAATTTAAATGATGAATACTATGGTGAAAACCACCAATCAATAAATAGGAAATGGTTTTTCAACGAGAGAGATAACTCTTATAAAAAAGGTCTAGTTGATTTGACGCCTGAAAGCAATTGGACATTTGATATGGAAAATATTATTCCTTCTGCAAAAAATTTCATTTTGAAAATGAAAAATAGAGTAGAGAAATACACGAATATAAATTTTAAATTGGAACGAGTTTATTTAAATCTTCAAGTAATTGGTCAAGATGTGAAATTACACGTAGATGCTAATAAACCAAATGTCTATACACTTTTAATATATATAGGTGATATTACACCTGAAAACTATGATAAAGCTGGCGGAGACTTAGAATTGCAAACTAAAGAAATTACTAGGATTGAACCGTTCACAAAAAGAGCTGTACTATTCAAAGGATATATACCACACCTGGCTTATGGACCTTTAGTACCGGACATAACCCGTATTTCAATGGCATTCAAATTTGTAGATACGTCAAATGAACTTCCATTTGCTGTACATTATAGTTAAGGAAAATCTTTCACATAAAGACATGAAGGTCTTAGCGATAGACATTGGGTTTCATAATATGGGTTTGGTGTCTGCCGAGTTTGAAGATAGCCCAAAAATTGATGTGAAGTACATGAAAAAGGTAAGTCTCGAGGACTACAAGTATCTACGTTCAAACGACTTTGTTGACCTCATCCCTTTATTTGTTGAAGATCACCAAGATATATTTGATTCAGCGGATAAAATACTTATAGAGAGACAACCACCCGGGGGTTTTACAAATATTGAAATTCTATTAAACTACATGTTCAAAGATAAAGTTACTTTAATTTCACCTGTGAGCATGCATATGCATTTTGGTATGAGACACTTGGATTATGAAGAGCGAAAAGAGAGAACCGTACTAATAGCTGAAAAATATCTAGATGACGAGATTCCATATGAAAGAAAACATGATATAGCGGATGCTTTTTGTATGATTGTGTATTTTAACTTCAAAGTTACAACTCATATATTCGACAAGTTTAGATATTTTCCTAAGGTATAGTATATGCCAACAGCTAAACAACTCCAGAACGCAAAGACAAAATTAAAAAAGACTCCTAAATCCAATGGTAACAAACCTGTTATACCTACAGCAGCTCTTCTTCGTTTAATTGCTGCCGACCCCAGGATTCAAAGGAATCGTAATTTTATGAAACAAGTTCAAGAACTCGTCAAGAAGAAGTAGTTTTACCTTTGAGTGTTACTTTTAGTTCATCAAAGAACGTGTCGAAAACACCCAATCTATACTGAACAAATGCCCAAAGTGCGAAAAACATAGTCTTCGTCATCTTATTTACATCATTCTCTTCCATTTTGTAAATTGGACCCACTAACCTGCCCATAAAAGTTTCATCCTTCGATTTACCAGTCATTGCAATCTCCGCTTGGGTCAATGCACATGTATCATCGTTCACTGACCAATGATAAAAAATGAATGGTATAACCATCGAGTAAAACTCAAGATTTCTACGATTATTTGTAAAAGGTACTATCAAAATCATGAGTAAAAAAATAACATGTAGTGCAAAAATTATATTCATTTACTATATACAATGGTAAAAGAAAAAATTGTATGGAATGATCAGCACGAAATTATATTACGACAATGGGGTGAGGCCTGTGCGTGTTATAGGTTTATGCATCATAGATCATATTTACTCTATAAAGACCTGAGTATGAAATTTACCTTACCCGTCATTGTACTTTCGACTATTACAGGAACAGCTAACTTTGCACAATCTACACTTCCCCCCAGTATTCAACCCGCTGCACCATCTGTGATAGGTGGTTTGAATTTGATAGCTGGTCTCATTGCCACAATCATGCAATTCTTAAAAATTAATGAATTAATGGAAAATCACCGAACTGCGGCGTTAGCTCATGGTCTATTATCTAGAAATATTCGACTCATGTTAGCGATATCACGTGATGAACGTAAGAAGGATGGTTTGAAATTTGTTGAAGACTGTAAAACTGAATACGACAGACTCCTTGAACAATCTCCATCAATCCCTAAACAAATAATGAAAGATTTTGATAAAGAATACCCACTTGATAATATTTTTACAAAACCTGAAATTCTTAATGTGCGTTCAATTCCAATTCTCAAACTTCCCAAGACTATTGAGCCAATTGAAGCTATAACTAAAAATACACCTCTCGAGCGTGTGGGTAAATTTCTTTCTAAATCGAAAACACCACCACCAAGTGAAGCCAGTGAAGAATCTAATCTAGATGAAGTTGAGGAGTTAGAGGAAGAAGAGATAGACGTCGAGCAAGGTACGCCAAAAGAATAAACATAACCACATTGGTAAGAACTCCACATGCAACGTATGGTAAAATTTTCCTTTTTAAAGGTTCTACGATACGTTTATGTAGTGCGTCATTTTCAAGCACTAAATCTATGGCCTGATTAGTAAGATCATCAATGGACTCTTTCATTAAAGTAATCGAGCAAAAAAAAGAAGAGATAAATACCGTGGCAACAATTCACACGAAACAGATCAAACTCATTCGCAAGTACCTAGATGAAAGAAAGAATGTATTCATATGTGGGGGGTATGGTGTTGGTAAATCATACATTCTCGAAGAAGTGTTGAAAGGTTTAAGTCATGTTGAACTACGAACCGATCATCTAAAAAGTAAATCACCGTTTCTGACATTTATTAAACCTTCTACAAAGCATGTATTTATTGAAGACTATGATCCAGTGTTTAAACCTATCGTAGAACAAGTTTCGGATGGTGCCCCTCTGACTCGTGGTTCATTATTGGTGACTTCTGTAAACATGTGTATGTATCCAAACTTTGAAACCGTGTTTATCCCTAGACATAAACCAGATACATTACTCACACTTACAGAAGATAAGGGTCCCAAGGCTGAGAATGCGGCGTATAGATGTAATGGTAATATTCGAAACTTTTTCACTTATCTTGACGGATATGATGAAATGGATATTTTCAAAACACCGAAAGAATTTATTGCTGAAGTACTGTCAGATCCTAATCCTATACCTATTCATGATAGTATACACGAACATGGACACATGTGGGACATCTTCCAAGAAAATTACATTAATTCGAACGGTGTAGATGTTTTAAAAATTACAGAATCATTTTCTACAGCTGATTACTACGACAGTCATATATACAAATATGGTAATTGGAGTCTCATGCCTTATTTTGTATTACACGCCCTCACGATACCAAAGAAGTGTTTAGGTGAACCTCTCATGAAGGATAAAATTAGACCTGGGAGTTGTTGGACTAAACTTGGTAATTACAAAATGAGAAAGGGTAAATTTGAGGAAATTAAGAAAAAATCGAGAATGGGATTGGGGGTTGAAGAATTGTGTCTTTTGAAGAAATATGCAGAGAAAGGAGACCTAAGTAACTTGGTAGAATATGAAATCACACCTCAAGACTTCGACGTCATTAATCATTTGGCTGTTGGAAGTGGCTTAAAATCGAGAGAAGTAACAAAAGTAAAGAAAGCTTTGAAGAATGTCTACGAAGGATGAAGAACCTGAATCTGAAGAATATGTTAAGGTTATTGGGAACGAAATCCTCTTCTATGCTGACGTCGATCGGGAAAACGCTCTTGACTTCGTCGAGAAATTTAAAAAATTGGAGATCGAACTTCTTAAAAAGAAAGCTGAACTCTTTGGGTACGAACCCCTAATTAGGGTTCATATCATGAGTGAAGGTGGAGACATCTTTGCTGGTATGACGATGATGAACACTCTCGAATCATCTCGTGTAAAGATTGTTACCATCGCCCAAGGTTCTTGTTGTAGTGCCGCGACGTTCATGTTGCTTGGAGGTTCTGAGAGACTTATGGGGAAAAATGCATACGTCCTCATTCATCAAATCTCCACAGAATTATGGGGTAATTTCCAGGAACTTAAACATGAGCTGAAATCAACGGATAAGTTTATGAAAAATTTGAAGAAGATGTATCTCGAAAAGACTAAGATTCCTGAGAAAAAGCTAAATAAGCTTATGAAAAAAGATATTTACCTCTCCCCAAAAGACTGTCTCAAGTATGGAATCGTCCACGCTCTTGAGTAAGTGTAACCGAGCGTCGATATAGAGCTAGTACACATAGAATTATAAATATTATACAAAACGTGTTTAAATTTAAAGGCAACGTCGTGCTTTCTGGAGGCCTAAGTCGTTCCATTCTAGCGTAATTAACAACTGGTAATCCAGACATCTATTTAAAGTTGAGAAATTAATTACTCCTATAATGGAACGCCTTATCAAACAAGACAAACACAACCGCGACCGCTACATTGACATCAAGGTTGAAGACTTGAAGGATGGAACTGCGGATATCGTGAAGATCTCTGGTATCGTGGGGAGTGACAAGTTCTCTGAGTCACGAACCAACGTCAAGACTGGTTATGAAAAGGCTCTCAAGAGAGCCCAAACCATGTGGAATAATGAGCATACCAAGTGCAACCAAGTGTTGCCTATGCTCGCCAACAAGTGGGAGGATCGCCAGAAATACATCTCTGAGCCGTTCTACGTTCAACCCAAACTTGATGGTGTTCGCCTACTTGTCTCCAAGGATGGTGGCATCTCAAGAACTGGAAAGATCATCCCCGGAACTGAGATTCTTGGTAAGGGTCTTGAGTCAGGTCAATACGTTGATGGTGAAGCCTTTGACCCTAACCTCAACTTTGAGGAACTTACGAGTACTTTCAAGACTGACCCTCTGAAGCTCAAGTTCCACGTGTTCGATTTCTTTGATCTCAAAGCTGAAGCCCTTGCCAGGGATAAGATGACCTTCGAGCAACGCTGGGAGTATGTCAAGGATTCTATCTACAATCCTCATTACGAATTTGTCAAAACGACACTCGTAAAATCCAAGAAGGATCTTCCCAATGTGCACAAGAAGCATGTTGAAGAAGGACATGAAGGTACCATGATCCGTGACCGCTTCAGTGTCTATGAGGTTGGTCAGCGAAGCAACTATCTCCTCAAGCACAAGGATTTCCAGACCGAGGAATATGAAATCACTGGTGCCAAGACTGGTCACGGTCGTGACGCAGACGCAGTTGTTTGGGTCTGTAAAACCCAAGATGGTCAGCAATTCAATGTCAGACCTGAGGGTACCATCATCCAACGTGAGGAGGACTACAAGAACCACAAGAAGTACATCGGAAAGATGCTGACTGTACGTTTTCAAAACCTTACCGCGATTGGTGTTCCACGTTTTCCCGTGGGTGTTGTGATTAGAGATTATGAATAATGTTTGTAATAAATAAATGAACAGGGTCGCAATTGATATCGATGAAGTCTTAGTAAAATTCCTATTTCCCATGGCAAACCACCACCGTCAAGTTCACAAATTATGGAGTAAACCCAAATATAGATACGTGTACCGCGAAATATTTGAAGTAGATGAACCAACTTCACAAAAAATGGTTCACGAATTTTACCAATCCAAGGACTTCATGGATCTCACACCTATCCAAGGATCTCAGAAAGCTATGTTCAATCTTAAAAAGCGTTATGATAAAATGTATGTACTCACCGGACGTCAAGATATTGCCCGAGAAGAAACAGAAGCGTGGATAGATACATACTTTCCAGGTATATTTGATGATGTCATACTTACAAACAGTTATACACCGAATGAAATACACAAGGCGGATATATGTCGCGCACTTAATATAGGTTTACTCATTGATGATAACAAGGCTATATGTGATAAATGTATCGAAAATGGTGTACGCGCCCTTAATTTCATAGGAGATGAGGATAGTATTTATCCTTGGTGTGAAGAGAGTGATGTAAGTATTCAAGGATGGGTGGATGTTAGACAACGAACTTAAAATATATGATAATTATAGAATTACAATATGTCAATCGGAATCGTTTTACCGAGTGTTTTACATAAAATAGGAATCAAAATAGGAGCCGATTTGAAACAAATTGACAATTTCCATATATCAACTAATTATAAAAGTGCAAAATCGATGATTACTGACATGGATAGACCACGTCAAATAATCACAATACTTCCGATGAAGGCTAAAGATCCTGAAGATACTTTAGAATCACTTGTTAGGAGTATGGGTCCATTAGATATTATACTCGATTGTATGATAGACACTCCTGATCGTATACAGTCTAGAGCTGATATCTGTTTTGAAAATAGCACACAATATTTAGCGATTAATATCACAAGGGATTGTGTTTACGCTATGGGTACGCACATGGCGTATCTAGAAAACAAGAATTTATTACGTAAAATTAATAAAAATGTTAAATACATCGGTGGAATTGAAGAAGTTTAAAAGAAAAATTTCATTTTGATATACGACGATGAGATTTGCTGGTGAAATTATGATTGATGGGATTGGTGCAAAAATTTACATTTTCAAAAATTTATTCTCCGAAAGACAATTGAAAATGATAAGAGATGGGATAGATGAACATCATCATATAAAAGAAACATATTCCAATAATCATAATGTATTAGCTAATAGTTGTGATATAAAAGATTTCAATAATAGAGATGAAATTGAAAGTATTACAATGAATGCATTAGAATATATTCGTGACTATATGTCTAAATATTTTGGTGTAAAAAGTGAAATAAATAAAGACGTAATTCAATTTAGACAAATCTATGGAAAAACCACACTACATAGAGATGGCCCAATCAGTGATACCAATCTAAGCTCGAAACATATTCGTATGTTTTCAGTTATACTCGGTCTTAATGACAATTTCAAAGGGGGTGAACTACACTTTCCAGAGTTTGATAATTTTAAAATGAAAGTAGGAGCGGGTGATGCCATACTTTTTCCACCGTATTGGACACATGTACATGGTACAACCGATCTTATCGACGGTACTTCTAGATATACTATAAATACGTGGTTTGAACACGGATAAATAAATATTACCGTATATTAAAATGTTTGCCCTTCTTTGTAAACCAGTTGTTGTTCCAGTTCAAACAGGTAATCCTGTACTAAGAGCGAATGACTGTCGTATAGCATATGTAACACCATCTCAGACTCAAGAGGGTAAGCTTGAGATTGAGATACTTGAAGCACCACCAGTGTATATAGGTGCTGATAAACCGAGTGACAAATTTTAATACTCGTATATGTATAGGTATGAGGTTTATACTACTTATCTTATTTATTTCAAATATGATATTTAGGGCAACTTCTAGAATACCAATCGAACCTTATTATCATGACTTAACAATATTGAATGAGGCTATACTTATCAAAATGAATTTCAAAATAATTCAAAATGAAATAAAAAATATATATAAAAATTTCAACACAATAAATAATGATTTATTTTTTATGGGTTTGGGTAAATCTAAAACCGATTGGACAAGACTCTATCTGAAATGGTTCAATAAAATAGATCCCATAGGAGCGAATCTTTGTCCCAAAACTACAGATATAATTCGGTCAATGCCAAATATTCAGACAGCTATGATATCAGTATTGAAACCAGGTGCTAAAATAGTTCCACATAAGGGTCCGTATAGTGGTTGTATACGACTGCATATGGGTTTGATAACACCAAATAGTGATGACTGTTTCATAAATTTAGATGGAAAGTCCTATAGTTGGAGAGATGGTGAAGTAATTTTATTAGACGATTCATATTTACATTATGTTGAAAATAACACAAACAAATACAGAGTCATTTTGTTTTGTGATATTGTCAGACCTATGAATTTTATTGGTGATATGGTAAATAACTTTTTGATAAATAATTTGTCAGAATATACACATAGAGAAAATTAATAGTACCGTATAGTATATGTGGTATCTAATCACAGCAATTGTGTTAATCATTTTGATACTTATAAAGGTAAATCATATCAGTGGACCATGGGAACATTCAGATAAAGTTGTACGTGGAGAAGGGATTTCAAAAGAAGTTGACTGGAAAACGGCAAATATTTCGAAGTGTCCACCCAAGGTCAAAGAACAAGGGTTCTATTCATGCACTACAAATTATGGAAAGGGTACATTAGTAAGAAGTACAAATCAATGTGAAGTGCATATTCATGATTTCAATGGTGATATTTACGGCAAAGAGTTGAAACTAAAAGATATAAATATGCATAAATTATCTTTCAGTACTACATTTCATAAATCACCTCCTAAAAGCTGATAAAGCAGTCCCACCACCCTTTATCTTTGTTGCGATGAGGTACCCCACAGTGGCAATCATCACAATGAAAAACCCCCCACCGATTAAAAAGGTGTGACACTAACGGGAATCAGTGGGCCGTCTGGAGTCTTTTTCATAAAGATGACTTCATCACATTCACCACCTTTCATAGCCAACTCTGGTTCTCCACAGACTGTTCCAGATTTCTTGAATCTATCACAAGCACCTTTGGTCCTCTGCGCGATATTCATATTTTGGCTGTATCCAATGAAGGTTTTATCGAGTTTGCCACTTTCCCTATCTTTGGATGTCACTGTAACTTTCCAACAGTAACTACCAAAATCCCATTGCTTGTTTGTATCAACTGGGGGTGGTGGTGCATCTAGAGTGGATGCAGCGAGACGATGATTGAATCTCTTTTTTATCGCAATGACTGGTGAAATCAATAAATTAGCAATAGTGGTCATTACTATTGATAAGATTTGTGTTTTTAAGTTAATTAATTTATTTAAAATGATGTGTAATTCTCTGTAGAATCTTGAGGTTCTACATCAGAAGTTTCATCATTTTCTTGTGGTTCTGGTTCGGGAGTAGGGATGGGTTCAATAACAACTGGTGGGGTCTTCCTGGGTTCATTCAACGCAGCGGCGACAAAGGCGGAAGAAATACAACACATACTAAGAACACCAACACCCAATAGCATTGCACGAGAATTCGACGACATTTTATTATATTATACGCTGAGATTTTTACATAGTGGATGACACTATGTAAAAATCTCCTCCGACCGGGTTTGAACCGATGACCTACAGGTTAACAGCCTGTCGCTCTACCAACTGAGCTACAGAGGAATGGGTCCTCTCTACCTGATTCGAACAGGTGACCCTTGGAACTACAGTCCACTGCTCTACCAACTGAGCTAAGAGAGGGTAAGGGTCCATCACATATGCTTGTTCTGGGAGCCTCTTAAGGTGAACAGTCTTATGAGTCTCCCACATATGATCCGGAACGAGCTCCCACCAAGATTCGAACTTGGGGTGGTGGATTCAAAGTCCACAGTGTTGACCAACTACACCATAGGAGCCGGAGCCTCGGCTACTATATCAGTAATTTGATTCTTTTCTTTAACCTCGTATATATATTTGAAGTAGTACATGAGAAAGGTGAAAAGACTAGCGGCAACATTTGTAATGGTCATAGGTACGACATTATAATGGAATGAGTATACGAGAGACAGAACACTCGCAGCCAAGTTCAAATGTAGGAAGTGGTAATTTATAGCTTTGGCATCTCGATTTTTGTACACATGGTTAATTTCAGGTATGAACATAACAACGATGAAAGCGGATCCTAACAGACCACATACATCTATGGCGTTCATTCTTGTTGGTATATATTTTCTCTCGTTTAAGTAGGTATGTTTTTGTTTGTCATACTACTTTCATTAGTGATATATATTCTTGTGGAATCATTTCGTAAACCAGGAATAAACAAGACAGAAAAATATGAGTACAAATGCTTTATGCTCACAGTAAAGGATGCAAAAACTCGTCAGCAGACTTTCTTGAAACATTTTGATGATGAACAACCACTCGAAATTATTTATGGTCCCAACACTTCAAAGGTGAAAGTTGCACGAGAGTTTGAACATATTGTGGAACCTGAATACTTTGAAAAGGCTCTAGAGATACACTATGACCCCATGGTGAAAAGACCTAATGTCACATATTTTAACCTTGGAGCTATAGGATGTTTCGTAGGTCATATGGATTTTTACAAAAGGTGTTTTGATCAAGGTCTCAAATATGCTGTCATTTTTGAAGATAATGTGGTGATCAAATCTCCTCAACTTTTTAATCAAATCCAAGAAGTCATAGATGAAAAGGGGAATAACTTTGAAATGTGTTTCTTCCACTGTCTCTCAAGACTTCCTGATAAAACCGAGGGAAATCTCGAAAAAGTAAAATGGATATCGAGTACGAAGTGTTATCTTGTAAATGTTGACAATATGCGTAAATATAACAAATATTTCTATCCTATGGACAATCACATCGACATGAAACACGAAGATCTTATTCAAAAGGGGGCTAGGGTGTACTATAAGGATCTGCGTAAGTACATGCTCATTGATAGATCCAAGGGTAGTCTGATTGGACACAGTGACCACGGTGAGAAGAACTTCATCTCAAGGCATCACCCTCAAGCTACCCCTAAGGATGTTAAGTGGGGGTACTGATGTAAACTGGTCTTTCAGTCTTAATGATCGCCAAACCTGCACGTAATATAAATCGTGCAAATCTCGAATTGACCAAGACAACCGTATGGTCTATATATTTGTTAGAACTGTGTCTATGTTCATCTAACACACCTTTCATAGAAAGAATACGCCGTAATGAAATCCTTCTACAATCCGTAGCATCTAAAACAATATTAACACGTTTGTCCTGAGACCATACTTGAGTAAAAAATGAATCTAACTCACTAGCAGACGTCGTATCATTCAATTTAATCCCAACTTGTGTGGGAGTCATATATGAGTAATAGAAATGAAAATCACAACTTTTACAGTGAGGATAACCCACTCTAAAAGCTGTTCCAAACGGGGCTCGAACCCGTGACCTTGGCGTTATAAGCACCACGCTCTAACCAACTGAGCTACAAGAACGGTGCAACTTGATTATATTACTAATCAACTTGTATAACGGTGGGACCACCCACATACCAGATAGGAACTTCAACTTTAAGCTAATTTATTGAGGTTTAAGACGTTTGAATTACCACCTCCAAGGACTGTATTCTCAAGAATACTGATAAGCTCTACGATGAGAATAGTCTGTTGAGACATGACAACAGCTTTAGCGAATCGCGTCTTTGGTGAATAGTCACCATAGCCCACGGACGACATCGTAGTGAAGCTAAAGTAAAAAGGATCAAAAAGTCCATCCTCAAATCCAAACGCTGTTGGATCGGCTTTATGAATAGTAGCGTACACGAGACCGTACACGATGGTAATGAACAAAATTGTCAAAACCTTTGCAATCATTTTATAATACCCTGAGAAAATTATACAGAGTCAACACGTTCTAGTTCATCCATCTCTTTACTCCTTCTTCTGTTTATATTTTGAAAAGCTCCCAACCATCTATTTACTGCACGTCTAGAACCTGTCACAGATGCTGCATCATCACTCACTACAATGGAGAGTCCATTACAGACATCCGGTTTGTTTTCTTTATCTGGAAACTGAACCATGAATGCCTGAATAGATATAGCCGGTATATCTGGTGCGTCGTCAAGTAACTTATCATAGTCTTCCCTAGATTTCATAAGAAACTCAACAACTTCTGAGCGGTGTTTAACATCGAGTGATATTTCCATATCAATAGACCTATAGAACTTTGACCATTGTACGCACATAGCCGAGTGTGCCTCAGATAGAGGTAGAGATTGACTAAATTTACTGATAGATGTGAGTATACCACCCAAAACATTTAGGAATGCAAAGAAATACTGAATGACCATTATATTGTTTTTGGTATCTTGAGATACATTTTCATTACCACTGGGATTTAGGACGGCAAAACCACCGACACCCGTTATACTCGCTATAATTATACTAGGATAAGACAACCAATCATTCTGTTTCTTGTAGAATAGGCGTGCATGATTATGCAACCAGCGGTAACCAGCCGCTTTTTCAGCCCATTTTATAAGCAACTTTTCTTGTTTTTCGCACCACTCACAGTGTTCGTCTTGTTTAACACTCATGGTCTATTTTACGCGGATATATTTTTCGCACTCTCCCTGGCTAATTTATCAGCTTCTTCATTTCTAGGGTCGCCATTATGGGCTTTTACCCATCGCCATTCAACTACGTTCAATTTTTTACGCATTTCATCGATAGCAATCCACAAATCCTTATTTTTCACGGGTGCACCCGCAGATGTCATCCATCCATTCTGTTTCCATTTTATAATCCATGAATTTATTCCTTGTTTCACGTAGTTACTATCCGTAAATATACGCACCTCTTGAATATCTCTCTTCACAGACTCTTCAAGAGCTCGCAAAATCGCGGTCATCTCCATCCGATTATTTGTTGAATTAGGTTGTCCAGCACTAAGCTTAAAACTATCACTGACCACACCCCAGCCAGAAGGTCCAGGATTTCCCAAACTGCTCCCATCGGTGTATATCTCATACATGATTAGGTATTGGGTTTATTTTCTAAGTCCATTTTTGAGGGGTACTCTGAAGCCTTCTTTGGTGTTTTACATATCGTATCACCACAATGATCCCTGTTCTGATAGATAGAATTGATGGATGTTGAAATTTCGTTACACGACTTCAAATTCCAACGTCCCAATAGAGGTTTATCCACTTTAATAAAAAGTTCAAATACTTTCTTGAACATTATCTATAATGAGAGGCTTATCTTAAAGTTAGAGATTTGGTTGTATGGGTACACAAATGAAAATAGAGATCTCAAATGCAGATCTCATTGATAAGATCACAATCTTAGAACTCAAAATGGAAAATTTAAGTTGTGAGGAATCTAAAAAACATTTACAAAAGGAATATGACCTTATCGCACCCTACGAAATGAAAAGCTCATATAGAGAAGAACTAAAAAATGTAAACCATGGTATATGGCAATTTAGGGACATGAATCGCCAATTACATTCCAGGGGTTTTTATAACAACACCTTCGTCGTTAATGCTCGACGAATTATAGAATTAAATGATGAGCGTGTGAAACTAAAACAAAAAATTAACATTGAGACAAATTCTAATATCATAAATCAAAGAGGGTACGATACACCTATAACAACACCTTCACCCTCATTTGGTTCTCTAGAGGACCCTGTATTCTTCATGGACACACACTAAATCATTTTTAAACAGCATTGGTACTGTGCATTTTAAAAATGAGTTTTATTTTTTAATTATTTACTAAAATACCGTGTATGGACATTTAGTTGGAGAAGGCAAGGCCACCCATACCAGACTGGATGCGGAGGACGTTGTAGTTAGTGGCGAACATGTGCATGGAGATCGCGTTGTTGGTGGTAGCCGCGGTGACAACCTGGACCTGCGCGTTGTCGATCCTGGAGAAGTTGCAGGTGCCGGTGGGCTGGTGCTCCTCGGGCTTGAGCGCGAAAGAGTACGAGTAGATACCGGGGTAGGGGGAGCCGGTGTGGTGGTTGTAGGACTGGACCTGGTTGAAGTACTTGCCCTTCTGCTCCTTGAAACGGTCCTGACCGTTGAGGATGAGCTTGAAGGTGGCGAGGGGACCGACGGCCTCCTCAGTGAAGATGGAAGAACCGCCAATGGCACCAACCTTAACCATAGGGGTACCAGCGGTGGCGGTGGTAACGAAACAGTTAGAGCCCTCGAGGGAGTTCTGGTTGGAGTCGAGCTTGATGTTGGCATCGGTAGACGCGGTGGTGAAGTTCCACATACCGTTGTTGGTCTGGGTGTTGGAGAAGCACCACACCAATTCCTTGACGGGGTGATTGTACGAGAGGCGGACCTGCTTGGTACCACCATCAGCGGTAACAGTGTCAGTGCCGGTGTGCTGAACCTGCTCAATCAGATACTCGTGACCCTTCTGGGCAAATCGCCTACGCTCCTCAGTGTCAAGGTAGACGTAGTTGGCCCACACCTTGAACACAGACGCGTTGAGGTAGGTGGTGAAGTTAGACGCTAAATCGAAATCGATGCGCACCTCATGGTACTGCAGGGCAATTAGTGGGAGGGCAAGTCCGGGATTGCGGTTAAAGAAGAAAATAAGGGGGAGGTAGACAGTCTTGCCGTCACCCGCAGTGGTCATCTTACCCCAAGTGGCCTTCTTGGACTCATCGAGGTAAAGCTCGGAGTACATGCGCCACCACTTCTGGTAGTGCTTGTCAATGCGCTGTCCTCCGATCGATAATTCGACGTTGTTAACGGCACGCTCAGCAACCCAGTTGCAATCAGCCGCGGCAGTGGTGATAGTAGTCGCCTCATCGGACTCAAGCTCGATGTACATGTCACCGACGAGATCACCGTTGCGGGCAACGGTGACGGAGACGCGACCGGAGTTAGCGGCAGTACCGTTGACGGTCTGCTCGATGTTCTCCATCGCGAAGTTAGTGTGGCGCTTGTATTTCGCCTGGAAGAAAGTTACCTCAGGGTTACCGGTAAGGTAGACATCCTGGGCACCGTAAGCTACGAGTTGCATAAGACCGCCAGCCATTTTTGAGAGTTGTTGTACTATAGGCAGAGAAAATAATTTTGGGTAAATGTGCGAAATTTCGCGATCCAATTTTTCTTAGTCTAAATCAAATGTCAAAACAGCCTGAAGAAATTGAGGAGGGTGAAATCGTACCCGTACCCCTACCCGAATCTGAGTATGAGACAGAGTCTGACACTGTCGAGGAAATTTCTATGACTGAGGATGAAGTTGATGAATTGGATGAAATGGGGGATGAAGATGATGAGATGTTTGAAGATGATGGTGTCGATGTCGCGACCTTGATGACTTCACTACTCGCCACTGAAGATGGTGACACTGTATGCACTGCTCTGGTGAGTATCACCCAACAACTTCAAATGCAAAATAAAATACTCATCAAAATTTTGAGTGAGTTGAAAAATTAATTAGAGAGAAAATTCTTAATAATAGAAATGGACATTACTCACTTCATCGACAAGGAACCAAATCGTTACGAAGCGCTGGCAGAGCTTCAAAAACAGAGTATCCAGTCGATGAATGAAGATGCCTTAAGAAATATTGTCGTCAATTTTGAGAATTACTGGGATCTCAGGACAGAAGATTTCAGAAATGCTCGCGAACTTGGATATAGGCAATTTATCCACGAAGGTAATTATGATGAGAATAACAACCCAATTGTAGGTAGAATCGACATCCTAGCTGTTAAGGGTATTCGTGAGAAGCAACGACGCTTCCTGGTAGATTTAAAAGGTAGAGTGAAAGCTCTCAATCTTCAAACGAAAGAAGATGATGAGGGAACCACTCTAGTTATGCGAATTCATAATGTCCTAAAGCAACTCAAAGATGGATATGATAACATACGTCGACACTATACTGCGTATGAACGTATTGCAAATCCAACTGCATTGCCACAGACAAACTCCTTTTTTGATGCCTCAACTATGTGTGATGATGATTTAGATAATTCTATACCCCTCCAAAAATGTCTTATTTTCACTCTTGCTGAACTTGAAAAAGCCAAATACCGTAGATATAAGGGTCAGTGTTGTGAAGAACACAAAACGGAGGAAGGATACAATACAAGGGCATGGGAACCAAAAATGACTATCGAGAAATTCGTGTATTCATTAGCCAACAAAGATGACAATTTTGAGATGTGGAAAAACTTTACGAGTAAGGGGAGTATTTTCAGGGAAGTTATCGACAATATTTCTAAATGCAATGACAATCAGTTTCCGGATATTGAGAAGAGGCGTCATGTTTGGTCTTTTAAGAATGGTGTATTTGTAGGTAAGGAGTGGGAACCCACTAATCCAAATGACCCCGAGGAAGGTTTTTACAAGTGTAAATTCTACCCGTATGATAGCAATGACTTTGCTGTATTAGATCCAACTGTTATTTCTTGCAAATACTTTGATCAGGAATTCAATGAATTTCCGGATCTAGAAAGGTGGCAAGACATTCCAACACCAAACTTTGACAAAGTTTTACAGTATCAGAAGTTTGAAAAGGAAGTCTGCAACTGGGCGTATGTTATGGGTGGTCGTCTCTGTTATAATGTTGGAGAACTGGATTCGTGGCAAATTATTCCATTCTTCAAGGGTATCGCTAAATCGGGTAAATCTACGTTAATTACTAAGGTTTTCAAGAATTTCTATGAAAACCAGGATGTACGAACCCTATCGAACAATATCGAGAAGAAGTTTGGTCTTTCTTCAATCAAAGATGCATTCATGTTTATCGCACCAGAGGTGAAGGGAGATCTCGCTTTAGAACAGGCCGAGTTTCAGTCTCTCGTTTCAGGTGAAAACGTATCTGTGGCAGTTAAGAATAAACCAGCTGAAGAGATTCCAGAGTGGAAGGTCCCAGGAGTTCTTGGTGGTAATGAAGTCCCAGGATGGAAAGATAATTCGGGATCTGTTCTACGCCGTATTTTACCATGGAACTTCAGCAAACAAGTAAGGCACGCAGATCCTCGCCTCGATGAAAAACTTAAACATGAACTACCCAACATTTTACATAAATGTATTAGGGCTTATCTAGAATACAGGAACAAATATGGTGATGAAGATATTTGGGATGTCGTACCGAAATACTTTGAAATTATCAAGATGCAGGTTGCGAAGGTTGCAAACTCTCTGATTCACTTTCTGGAATCAACAATCGTCGACAAGGCTAAGGATCAGTATGTGCCCCAGAACTTGTTTGTGGCTGCGTTTAATACACACTGCAAAAACAACAATTTGGGTCAGCATAAGTTTCATGAAGACTTCTACGTGGGACCATTCAGTTCTTATGATATCGAGGTTAGGAATGAATCTGTCTCGTATAGAGGCAGGCAATACCCCGTCCAACCAGTTATATTTGGTATCGACTTGATTGAAGATCAGTTGATGACTGGCAATAATCATTAAAAAAAAATCCTTACAAATAGTAATATGAGCCAGTCGGTCAAAGAATTTGTCAGGCAATCCGGTGTCGATGTACAAAGCTCAGACTCTAACTCAAACAATAACTTCGCTCAGGAACTTGAGGCGGATATGTTTAGAAGACAGAGAGAGCAAGACCGTGAAGCTCGCATGAGGGCTGCGGGTTTTCGTGAACCTCTTAGACCCGAATTAATCCAGAGACCCCAGAGACTCCAGAGACCCCTCCCAGGTCCACGAGCTCTCCCTCCTCCACCCCCTAGACGGAGTCGTTTCGCACAGTTCGAAAATAACTCTCCTTTGGAAAATGAATTTGCGGACGTTAATGTGGACAAATTAGTAAATAATGCATTAAGAGAACCCATAAATACAAGTGAATTTGACAACATGAATCTCACTCCTATCAACGAAGCCGCGTTTGAAAAGGGTCTCGCTGAGATGAACCCAAATACAATCAATGAATTTGGGGCCCTCACTGATCTAGAAATCTCTCCATTGAAACCTGGATTGTTCGTTGGCACTATTAATAAATCATTTGGTAAAGAAGTTCGTTTGGACCTTTTACCAATTCTAATGAAAAAACCACTCGGTAAAATACCTATCGGTCAGGGTCTTTATATAGACACAAAAGAGATAAAGGGTATTTATGGTCAGTTTAAAACTGGATTTTCTCATACCAAAGAAGGTGGTCCAAAAGGAAGTATTAACAAACCTTTCGCCAGTGTGCAAATTATGGTGACCGTTTCGGATGGTGTGAATAGTCAAGGTGGACTCTGTAATATTTATAGGAATGGTAAAATACTTTTCCGAAATGGATTTGTTGGTACGAACATTACAAACCAACCTGAACTCATTCGTCGATTTATCGTAGATAATTACACACAAAAAGAACCATTCCTTTACAGTCCAATCGAGTATAACAATCTCAGTGGTCAGTTTAGTATAAATGGGATATTCACAAATCTCACTCGTATGCAAATGAAATTTTCGAAATACGGATCTACCACTTATGAACCAGAACTTTCACCTATGCTCTATGTCACCATGAAAGGGTACACACTCAATATTAGTAAGTCTGGCACCGTACAAATCATAGGTGCCAAGTCACCCGCTATCATGGAAAATGCATACAAAGCTGTAACTCCATTAATCCGTGAATTTTATAGAGATGGAGATGTTAAAATAGACAACACCAAACGCAAGACAAAGGCTAAGCGTAAGACTAAAAAGGTTTCTCCTCCTAAAAAGACCAAACCTATAGTAAAACGCAAAGCACCTTTAACAAACAGCCAAATCAACGCACTCAAGATTGATGGAAAGAAGTGTGATCGTATGTCTAGAGATGAACTCAAAACTCTTGCACGTAAAGTGGGTATTCTCAGTTTTAGAATTAAAAATGGTCCCACCACTCGGGACATGCGTAAGGATGAAATTTGTGCTGCTATAAAGGCTAAATCTAAGACTAAAAACGTTACTGTAAAAAATACCAATAAAAACAAGAACGTTAAATTATCTGGTACTGGTAGCACATTTCGCGTTGGTGGTAAACTGTGTCGCGATAAGACATTAACTGAAATCAAACAGTTTGCTGCATTACTTAAAATAAATACATCAGGTAAGCAGACGAAGGATGCCCTTTGTAAACAGATTGAGAAGAGTCGTAATAATCTTGCAAAGCCCAAACCTCCTCCTCCACCCAAGCCTACAAAGAGGAACGTACAGAAGGAAAAGAAAACACAGGTTCAAACTGAAAAGATGAAAGAGAGGGTAAAGAGGGTCGGATTAGACGACAATTCTATTCGTAAGGACCTTGAGAAGCAGTACGGTAAGGCGTGGATGAACCGATACAAACCTAACCTCACTCAAGACGTTAGAAACATCAAGAATGCTGCATCTAGAGTTAATTCCAATGATAAAAATAAGGCACTTGGTGTAGCGAAAAAGATGGTCGTTAATAGAATCAAGAAGGATATGGTTTCACGATGGAAAATGCAGAGAAAGCGCAATCTTGAAAGAAATTACGTGATGAAAAATGTAAACGTCACTGGAGTCCCTAATAATATGAAAAATAAATGGAGACAAGCAGCTGCTAATGAAGCTCTTCGCAGAAATAAAATTTTGACTGCTAAGCAGTTCGCAGGTTTAAAGAAAAAATGGTTAAAGGGTATGAAGAATATTATAGGTAATGGGAACGCGCGTAGAAATATTGGGGCGGCTCGAGCTCGGATTGAAACGTTATAATCATGGAGTACGAGTCGATGATGATACCCAAACGTGGGGCACTCCAAAAGATTCATGGATGGAAATGGCCAAAGAGGAGCTTTTAGATGCTATTATTTACACTGTGGCGGATTACATTAGAAATGTTAGGAGTGAGGGAGACCGTGCACCCCTTAGTTTTCGTAAAAATGATGAGCTTGATGATAACAAGCTCATCATGTCTATAGTTGATGACTGGGAATGTGTTGAAAGTCCACAACATAAAATGATGTTATGGAATCTCTTCAAAATGCTAGACTGTGATATTTTCAGGGATTAGGTAATTGCTCCGCTATTTGATTGCATGTATTAAATGCGGTGATACACATCATAGCGATTGAAAATTGGTAAATAGCTTGTTCCCACATTCGAAGTACACAAAATGGTACTATCATGAGCCCCGCACACGTACCATGAAACACTATAACTGTTATAGATGCTGAATCATTACTATGTAGAGCACCCGTCGTAAATACTATCAACACAAAATTGATAATATCTATTGTTCTTGTGTAAAGAGCCAAATTTATACCAGATGCAAGTACGAATATATACGCTAGAGCACGCGCAACGGGGTGATATTCTAGTAATAATCTGAAACGTAGTCGTGGTCGTATAATTTCTGGTGGTGGTTCCGGTGGTTCTGGTGGTGGAACCTCTTGGTTAAATGCTATCGCGACGGATCCATCTGGTTTTTCGACAACCATATGTCTGGCCTCATCCATAACTTATTATGTAAAGACGTTTATTGTTTAAGTTCTCTATACAGTGTAAAAAAACTGAAAAATGAAATTGAAATCAATATATAAAGTAAGACGCGTGGAATAATAATAAATTCGTTTAATAGTTTTAAATCTTCTTCATTGAGTTTAGCTTTGAATTTATGTAAATGTTCCAATAAAGTGTTCAACACCTTTAAAGCCAACAACATCATAGTTATACTAATAACGATGAAAGCTATGTTATAAAACATGTCTCCTTTACCACGATAAAATCGAGAATAACCCAATAACGCGAGTGATAAGGATATGTATACACCGGCATTAGCTAGACCCCTTTGGGCTAGGGCAAGTAAATCCTTGAGTTCGGGGTTCATTTAATATTTACTAACATTTAATTTTCCTGTTGACTATTTTTGTAGGTTCTGCTATTTGTTTGAGGTGTATGACGTGGTGAGAGAAATCATATTTAGGAAACATATCTTTGATTTTATTAGAAAGTACACCAGCTTGAACAATTAGAGGTATACCGGTGCATACAGACTGTTGTTCCATTGAGAGAAATTCATCCTCCATTAGAACAAAATTCTTTAGCCTATCACTACTCACTCCATCTGCATGCATTTTGACATACATCGCTTTGGAATCACCATCACTGATGTAAAAATATTTGGAACCGTCAACCTCATCAGACTTTGTGTGTTTTTCATACATCAAAAACAAAACAATAAGAATCGCTATGGCGTATATCATTTACTTTTACACAGAAATTAGTTTCGAGAGATCGGAAACCTTGTTGATGATATTGAAAAACTTGTAAATATCGTCGACTGCATCGGGCTTCATGATCTCAAGTTCAATTTGGTAGCTCGCCTCCTCTTCAGAGTCCATATCAGCATTATCACCTGAAGAGATGGTCATATCAATGCTGAGGTTCTTTCGCACGAAGGAGTGACGAGTCTTGGTTCTCTTTCGATCCATCTCATACTCCCCAGTAGTGGGAATTTCGCGGGCAACACAGAACCGTACATCGAGAGGATCACATTTGAAATCCTCTTTGACGACGCTAATCTTTTGAATCATGGTTTGTTCACCAGAATTTTCGTCGGATGTGATACGAACGTTGTTACTATCGTTGTAATACATATCAACAGTGGAGGTCTTCTTGCTCTCCCAGCCTTCGTATTTCTTCAGGCCTTCGAGGACCCTCTTCCACGTATCTTTACCAACATTAGTATCAAACAGGGAGCCATTATGCTTTCCAAGACGAATTTCGACTTCAATATCTCCCTCATGCTTATGGGCTTCGAATATGGGGAGAACACGATCGACAATAGCTTGGACGTTCATTTTTACTTAACATTTACATATTGCGTCTTTCTCTTAAGTGTTTAATGTACATAAAATGTAATGAAGGGACTCGAAAACCATGGAAATACTTGTTATTTCAACACCGCCCTTCAATGTCTGCTTTACATACCAGTACTATCAAATTACTTCATAAGACATCCATACCAAGGAGATTGTAAATTTACCAATGAATATTCAAAAATGGTCAAAACATATTGGACAAAAGGTCAGGATGAAATTGACATCAACTCAGTTCTTACATGTTTTCGTGAGAAGTTTCCCAGATTTGGAACAAAAGAACAACACGATGTGCAAGAAGCAATCCTGTGCATCATAGATATTCTTGAAACATCTAGACCTGAAATTAAACCATGGTTTTACGGAAAGAAGATACAAGAAACTATATGGCCAGGTGGAAAGTCAACAAATGAAGAAGATTTCAGTGTTCATTTGATAACATCCGAGGGTAAGGATATGGCTAACATGCTTTCTAAAAGTACGGATTGGAATACAATTGAAAATTTTGAAGACAACGAAGGGAAGAAGCACCATGTTGCAACTACCCGTATGCTCTTTTCAAAACTTCCTCAAATTTTGATGATTTCATTTGACAGAAAAAGTCATATTGAAATTATTGAAAATATATTAATTAATGAGCATGAATATAATCTAATTTCGACAGCTGTCCACGTTGGCGCACAAGACGACGGACACTATGTGAGTTTTGTGAAGAAACGTAATAAATGGTTTTTTATTAATGACGAAATGGTCAGAGAGGAGGAACTACCTGACGAAGCCGGATTCTATTTTATGGTGTATAATTTAACAGTACATTGAATAACCGATGGACTTTAATCCGTATCCAGTATCAGTGGCTGCGGTCCTCGCAGTGGGAACGGCAGTCTTCGCATTCCACTTTGCAACAACTTCAGCATCTGTGGTCGCCACACATGCGTCGGTAGCACCCATACCCCCACCACCATAACCCGCGTACCCAGCATCCTTAATTGAATAGTTACAGTTGCCACCATCCTTGGTCACGTCTATTTCAACCATTTTGCAATGTTGGTTAGTTTTGCGCATCGCGATGTACTTCTTATTGGTCGCAGTGGAACTCAATTCGTGGAAGGTGTGTGATATACCCCCATTTGGGGTGGGGTCGTCACTAGAAACGGGTACACTACTATTGATATAGGTACCCCACCATGTAGCGGCTTCAGGTTTAAACGCGTCAATACTCTCACATGGTACCGTTCCGGTCTGGGCATCGAAAGTTTGGTCGGTTTGACAGGCTGGACCTGAGTCATCCACTCCCGTGTCTGTGGAGTCGGTTGTTTCAGGAGTCTCCTCACCACCCATCATCATAGAAGCTACACTGGACGATGAACAACATACCATCATAAGTCCAACACCTGCTAACATTGGTACAGCAGCCATTTATATTAAGTCAATATTAAAAATTGGGTTTACAATCTAAAAACTCCTTCATCTTGATATTCTCTTTGATGTTCACAATTGTCCGGTAAAAAGTTCGTCGATTGTTGGGGTAGTTCTTATCGGTCCGCCTCTTTAGGGGTTTCCACCATAGGGGTTCTTCCCATGTAATATATTGACATTCGACGATGGCTCCATCTTCAAACCATGGTTTGTCCTCCATTCGGCCATGTGGTATTTCAGATTCGAAAAACAATTTACCCTTCTCTTGGACATAGAGTCTCCATGTGGGTCTACCGGGTTTGAATCCAGGTGTCTCTCTCGAGGGTTCCCACTTCATGAGAAAGTCTACAGTGTTCTGTTCTTGTGGCTTCCATTTGAACATCGTCTCATGGGTCCCAAGTCTTATGGGTTCGTTAACTGGTGTAAATACGAGACCATCAACTTTTTGTTGAACAGTTGGAAGGTATTCATCCATAAACTTCCTAAAGTCTCTCATTTCATGAAATGTTTTGCATTTGAGTCTAAACTTGTCAGACTTCATATAAATTATTGACTTCATGATACCTCGAGCTGCATCAAGTCTTTTCATCAAGTTAAGATCCCAAACTGATTCACCATTTACCCATACGGCATCGTATACCATGAGAGTATCTTCATACAACTCACCGTCAAGAATAGTTCCCTCGTAGGCACTTTTCTTGAGGTTGATAGGTACTTCGAACATATTGAAAGAGCGATTAACAAATACACACTTCTTTTTACCCTCAAACATAAGGGCAACCATCATATAGCGTTCTCCATCTGTTTTTTCACACACAAGGTACTCAGCACCTTTTAGAATGGGAAAGTGTTTATACTCAATCGAGATTGGTTGAGGCCCGGGAAAGTAGTCTTTACTACCCCACTTTGTGTGAATATACTGCACAACATATTTGTAAAGTGGGGATTCCAACTTTATAGACATATTGTATGTTCAGTTATAATCTTTAATCTACTCTCACACCTGCGGCGTTGAGGATATTACTTATACATTCATGTGTATAAGTTAACGTTAACTTAGCTGCCGTAAACGCATAAATTCGAACACCTTGATCAATAAATTTTTCGAACATCTTGGGATTGACCACCCATTTTCCAGATTTCTTATCCTTGATTGACTTAATAGTATTTTTGGTATTCATAAACCAAGCTTTGGCTTTTGTTGACTTTACTCGATAAATATCATTAGATATTTTCATAGAAACGTCCGTGTCAAAGTTAAGACCCATTTGTTCAACTGGTTCAGACGAACCGCTTTTAATTTTATGTTTAAATAGACCCCAATCAATACCATCCTTTACTCCAGGGAATACGACCATACCAACCTTTTCATGCTTTTCGAAGCACTCAGCAACTGAAGCATCATCTAGAGCAACACCAAAATCCACAAAAATAATTCGATCATGTGTTTTCATGAAACGTTCAATAAGTTCAGCTTTTAGGAAAGGGTCGTCATCTACATATGAAATTTCATTATCAACACCTTTCTGCATGCATGTTAGATTAATTCTAAGAACTGTGTGAAGTGTTTTAACACTACATGATTTCGAACGAGTGACTAACAAAGTGACAAGCTTCATACGACTATGTCGTGTCTAAGCCTTAAGCCTTTCATTCATACACCCAGAGAATGGCAAATTACCTACATGTCCAAGGGTTGTATTTACATCGGCGAAAATTTTACCTTCGCACTGTTGCCAGCGACGACAGAATGCGTAATCCTCAGATAAATACCTCCTAGTCACGGGATCTATCATACAATCAAAACATGCATGGTAGTCATCAAAGTCCCTATTTTGGTGATCATTCTTGCACCACAATTCTGGAAATTTGTCTTCTAAAGTTTTAAATACAGATCGTTTAATCATCATAAATCCAGTTGGACCATCTAAAATTTCAATAAACCCATTTACAACTGGTCGATTAAGAGCACCAAAGTTAATAACTAGACTTGAGGACAACATAGACATATCACGATCATCACCTCTCTTTACAGCATTTGCTGCCTGATCCCACATCACAACTTTCTTAGGATAACATGCGACAGATATATCGTGACCGGATTTTACTAGACGTACAACAGCTTGTGGATCAAAATGAACATCAGCATCTATAAACATGAAGAGATCACAATCAGTCTTTTGCATAAAACGTCCTACAGCTACATTACGGGCGCGGTGAACAAGTGACTCATTTTCTGTCGTATCTAAATACAATTGAATACCTTCTTTTATTAAAAGAACTTGAAGTTGAATAATACTACTCATGTACTTTTCTAGACACAATCCACCATAACATGGTGTAGAAAGAAACAACTTCGTCGTCATATACTAATACTAACTCTTAGCCTCTAAGTGCTTTTTAATAATAGCTTCTATCTTATTCAGTGTAGGGATAGAAACTGAACATTTGTCACACATTTCAGATTTTGTAACTCTATGACCAATAACAATGTATATAATTGCTGATGCCACACTATTAGGGGTTTTACTCATAAGTTCAACACAATCATCTGTAGCTCCACACATCCTATTACACTTGAGTCTTTCTTCTCTAGAAATTTCAAAAGCGTTCAATAGCCTCTGCATTACATCGAATGCTTTCGTCACATAATTTTTCTTTGTAGCACCCAATATATTGTCCTTAAATATATCAGTCGTTCGACTAACATCCTTCGATTGAATTCCAAACATATCCGCAATCTCTTTAGTTGTTCTTGGATTTTTTGCAAGTCTACATGCGTATAAAACGCAGTTAGCTTTGATTCCTAGGCGCACTGCACCACGGGTCAATTTTTCTTCATTGAATTTTCGATATAAAATTTTTGCATCCTTCAACACTGAATCTGGTAAGGTGTGACACGCTTCATCTATGTCACGGTATGCGTGAAAAAGTGAGCGATCCTTGTGATTCATTGACATGTGAAAGTTGATTTTTGCCATCCGTTTATTTTCGTAAGTTGAAGAGTGTTGTGTAGATATGATCGTACCCTTACCCCAATTTTGTGAGAACAATTCGGGATTTGCGTTAGGGTTACCACATCGAGCTGGATCATTTACTTTACCATCATCGGTCATACCACTCGTCCATTCAGCTGTGTCATCTATAAAATAAGAATCAACAAGTCCACACTCCGAACATGTCGGAAGACCCTCTCGTGAAATAACTTTCACACCTGAACACTCTATACAAAAATTTTTACTCACTGGCTTTATTTCGTTTTCTTTTGGTTTTAATTCTTCGATTTGTTTCCATATAGCTGCCAGCATTGTTTTGAATGTGGTACTCTTTTTTAAAATTTATAATCAACGCATCATACACTTAGGCGTCTAATTCGCGTTTCAATCGCATCAACGGTGTCCTTGAAACTTTTCCCACCTGATGTTGTTGGTTCCCATTCGTTCCAATCTTTGTCAATCGATTCATGACCCGGAGGTAAAGGGATATCTTGACCTGCAATCTCACTATCAGATACAACGAAACCCTCGAGGTCAGATTCATCTTCATCACCCCCTTCGTCATATATATCACTATCACTATCTTCGATGTCTATTTCCGAATAAAATGCGAAACGATTCATACCAAGGGCCTTCATTTCAAGATCTTCGAATGTAGTCCCCACAGGGTAGTGTTCCATTACACTTTCATAAGGTGCAGGTGAAAGCTCCGTCGCTTCGACTTCATACACACATGCACTTTTGTAAAATAATTCGGTGGTGTTGAGATATCTCAGGCCGAGGGTCTTGCCAGTATTCATTCCAACAATACCGTATATTTCGTCTTCAATTCCATCTTCATTTACTAAAACTTTTACTATATCATCTTGGTTTATTTCAGTTGGCACAATCATGCTTAGAGTTTTCAGACAAAAAATTATCAGCGATAATATCACAGATGAAAGTTATTATTTATTCGAAGGAAGGTTGTGAGTATTGTGACCACGCAAAGACACTATGTGAGTCGGAGAACATCGACTATGAAAAAATCATGGTAGACAAGGAAGAACTCAAGAAAGTGTGTGGTGGCTCTGCTTCAACTTACCCTCAAATATTTATTAACGAAAAACACATAGGGTCCTATTTTGACTTTCAGGACTATATAGAAGAAGAGTACGAACCAATCCTCGCCCCTACCCTAAATAGATTCACTGTGTTCCCCCTGAAGTACCCTGAGCTCTGGGAGCTCTATAAGAAGGCTCAAATGTCTAATTGGACTGCGGAGGAGGTAGACCTATCCAAAGACCTTGATGATTGGAAGACTCTAAACGATAACGAACAAAAATTCATAAAGTATATTCTGGCGTTTTTTGCTGGATCTGATGGAATTGTTTTTGAAAATATCAATAACAATTTCGCTGATGAGGTACAAATCTCCGAGGCTCGTTCATTCTATGCATACCAATGTCACAATGAAATGGTCCACGGGGAGACGTACTCTAAACTTATTGACAAATATATTAGGGACCCTACTGAAAAGAAACAACTTTTCGAAGCTATCCAAACTGTTCCCTGTATTGAAAGAAAAGCAAATTGGGCTATGAAATGGTTTGATACTAAAACTCGTTCTTTTGCTGAGCGTCTCTTTGCGTTTGCTTGTGTTGAGGGTATTTTTTTCTCCGGTAGTTTCTGTGCTATTTACTGGTTGAAAAAGAGAGGTCTAATGCCTGGTCTCTGTTTCAGTAATGAACTCATCTCCCGGGATGAAGGACTTCACCAAGAATTTGCCGTCGAACTTTTCAAATTACTCAGAAATAAACCTTCAACTGAAACACTACACACTATTATCAAAGAAGCCGTTGAGATTGAAAAGGGGTTCATCATTGACGCACTCCCATGTAATCTCATTGGTATGAACTCTGAGAAGATGGCTGAATACATCGAATATGTATCGGACCGTCTCCTCAAACAAATTGGTCAACCCCCAATTTGGAACTCCAAAAATCCATTCGACTTTATGGAAAATATTAGCCTTGACGGTAAAACAAATTTCTTCGAAAAGCGGGTGGGAGATTACGGAAAGATGGACGATACCTCAGACGAAATTGGTTTCGATGAAGAGTTTTAAACATTTTACTATCAATTTATCCAAATTGACTGGAAAATGCATGAATTAAATTACTTGAAAAGGGTGCCTTCGGAATCGATAGGCGCGGGTTCGAGGATACGACCACTGTCGACAATCTCAATAGAGGGCTCGGCAAATTCGGGTCTTGGGTCGGGGGCTTCCTCCATAGGAACTGGGGGTTCGACAACAACCTTGGTTCCCTTCTTGGCACCATCACCACATCCACACCCACCTTTCTTCTTTTTACCACCACCCTCCTTCTTGATGTTCATCATACCCCAAACAACGAGGATGAATACGAGGGTGTGCACAAGAAGACCTAGAGTCGAGGGGCAACCGGTAGGGGTCGCAATCCACGAACCGAGGATCCGCCTGACAAGACGGAACGTCTCGGGGTTCGCAACAATGAAAAATGTGAGACCAGAAATGATAGAGATGATTAACTTCTCCGCCTGCTTTCGGCCATTACATCCACATCCACAATCTTTAAAAAGACCCATAATTACTTTTGATATATGTCAACAAAAAAAACTTAATTAAAGCCAAGCCACCTAAGATAGATATAACCCACTACCAACAATGTCGCTCACTATCCAGCAATCTTCTGAATTCTCTCCTGCCAATGTGCAGTTCTCAAAACTTCGCAAGAACAAGAATGGCGGCAAGGCCGTCTATTTGAACGCCGGCGACAACAAAAAGCTCTACCTCCAGTTTCCCTTCATGCGATCTCCTTACGGCATGAGTGCGTTCACTGATGAGAGCACTGGTCGTACATCCTACTCTCTCGACCTGTCTTTCGACCCCGACAATGAGGAGGCCATGGCTCTTCACGAGAAGCTCAAGGAGCTTGATGATATCATCGTAAACACAGTCGCCGCCAATTCGCAAGAGTGGCTCGGCAAGGAGTTCAACGTTGAGGTTCTCAAGCAGGCTCTCTACAAGCCTATGGTTCGCCCCGGTAAGGAGCAGTACCCATCGACTATCAAGCTCAAGATTCTCACCAAGCCTGATGGGACATTTGTACCCGAGTCTTACTCTATGCAGAAGCAAGCTGTACCCCTCGATAGCATCGAGAAGGGTAATAAGGCTATGGCTATTGTTGATCTCAACCAGATTTGGTTTATCGACAACAAGTTCGGTGTCACAATCCGTCTCCAACAGGCTCTCTTCGAGCAGTCTGCTAAGCTCCCGTCATTTGCCTTTCAGGGTGTGAACCTACCCGATGATGACCTTCAGGTTGATGTTGAGGATGAGGATGAGATTGAGGAAGTTGATGATCAGTAAAAAAATATTTAGTTCAGTTTTTGAAAACAATTAAAAAAATTATAAAATCTAATTGATTCTGAAAAAAAATAAAAATATTTTAAAAAATCCTTCTTGGTAAGTATAAAAAACTTCTTACCAATAAGTAAGTATGTCTAATAAGAACATTGAGAGTAACTTGAAAAAATTACTCAAAGGTGAGAAGGCTTGTATCCCAGAACACTTCTTGAAAGTTCCCAGTTACAACTCACCGACCCTTCGTACCGGTAAGGGTAGGCCTATAAGTGAAGGTGCATTTGGAAAGATGTACCGTGGAAGCATTAATGATAATGGAAGGCGGTATGTCGCGTACAAGGAAATAGATACATCGGAAAGTATCGATGGCGCCTTCGAGTTTGAATTCAAGGTTGCCGAAAAATTGAAGGAGTTTGCGGTTCCTGAGATGTACCTCTTTAAGAAGTGCCCCATCCAAGATAAAACACCTAAAAAGGTGCGTAAAAAGAATGGTACATTGGTCGATCTAGGTGCGTTCCCAAAACGTACCAAACCCAAGGATATTCTTTATATGGAACTTCTTAATGGTATGTCGTTTAATTCGTGGTGGAAAACTAAACCATCTCTTGATGCGATGAAGTCTGTAATTGTACAGGTTTTTGATAATCTCTACCGAATTAACCAAAAATTTCCAGACTTCCGTCACCGCGATTTACATGGAGGTAATGTGATGGTTAACCCAGATGCTCTCAAGACCCAATACACATGGGACGTTGACCTCGGTCGTAAAGTAATTCGAAACGACCCAGGTGGATCTTTTAGGAGTCGCCTCGGTTCACCTGATATCAAAAAGTATAAGCGTACAAACGCTGGTGTTGAAGCGACTATCATTGATTTTGGTTTATCATACTGGTCCAGGCGTATGCCAAACCCAGAAACGGCTGATGGTGGATATGAGGGTGCGGGTATATACGGACATGGAATAGGTCCAGGTACGATTTACTATGATATTCATAGGTTCTTGTATATCATTTATGTTAAGGTGAGACAACCTGGGACTCTAAACGAGCGAGCTATTAAAAATTTCATCGAAGAGCTTATACCGAATAAAGAGTTCCTCGAGTTTAACGGAAAATTCACCAGCGAGGGATATCTACTCTCAGATTACCACGTCGCCCTCCGAGCAAACCTTCCCACATTCAAAACTATTTTGACACACCCATTCTTAACTGGTGATAAATCACCGAATAGACCAAAGACTCTCGCGGAGGCTCTCAAAAAGATTGGTGCCATGAAGGTTAAGACACCTCCCAAGATCAAGACAAAGACCCCCAGTCCCAAACTTTCAACTACGGAAAGGAAGAAAAAGATGAACAACGCGATTAAGAAGGCTGCGGCTGTATTGGCTAAGCCCAAAGCCAAACCGGCACCCCTGAGGAGACCCGGTGCTGTACGCCCCAACCCAGTCCCCGAGATTCAACCGGCCAGTCCCGAGCTTGGACCAACTGCACGAGCTATAAAGAAACTCATGGAAAATCAAGCCGTAAATGTAGAAGCCATAAGGTTGAAAATGGGTCTCCCCCGTAAGATTGGTGGTGAACCACTTCCTCAAAACTTAATGACTCCCTCAGCTAGGAAGAAATTTAACGAAAAGGTGAAGAAGAAAATGGTCGAGAACAACGAGGCACCCTACGGGGTGATGTCCCCTTCCAATATGATGGAATATGCAAGGAAGATTGAAAGTGGGAGGAAGAAGGCTGCGAATAAGCTAAATGCCAAACACAAGGAAATTAAGGCTACCAAGGGTAAGACACCCACACCCGTTCGTCTCAAGGAGAAGTTCTCTTTCGTCAATGTAAAGGGTAAGAAGCGTGAATTTGTCAGGAAGTTTGCATACGATAGGGCTTTGGCTAAGAACAAGGCTGAGAGGGCTAAGAAGAACGAGTACTGGCGGTCTTTCGTTGACGTAAACGGTAAGAAGCAGGAATTTGAGAGTAAGTCCGCATATCATGAGGCTAAGCAAAAGAACTTGCAAGCTTACGCCGCCAAGATGCAAGCAAAGATCAATAATCAGATTGAAATGGGACGCAAGGCGCGGCTTAACCCACAGAAGTACTCGTTTGTTGACTGGTATGGTAGGAAGCGTGAATACGTGAGAAAGGGTGCATATGAGAAGGCTTTGGCTAAGAACAAGGCATTTAGGGTAGAAATGGCGAAGCCAACATTTTCGGAAAGGGCTCTAGTGAAAAGGCAGCAACGCGGTCAGCCATTTTATATGATGACACCTCAAAACGTAAGGAACGCCATACAGGGTGGTAAGAATATGAAGTTTGTTGGAGGATCAAAGGGTTTCAAGACGGTCACACCCAAGGCCAAGACCCCCACACCCAAGGCCAAGTGGTCTAACGCAAATAATAAACAATTCATGGAATTATTGGCACGGGAAAAGAACGCACAGAGAAAACTTGCGAATAAGATGAACAAGGCGAGACCTCTCAAGAATGGACCATTAGACCCAGCTGTTGCGTACGCTCTCAAGACCCCTAAGCCTTCCACAGCTAAGAAGGTGGTTAAAAATTACATGAATAGGTTCGTAAATAAACTCGATAAAGATGAACGCAATATGCTCAAAAAGAAGATTTGTCAACCTTAAAAACCCGCTTAGTTCCCTCGTCAACTTCAGAGAGTATCTTAAACTTTGGAGTCTTGACGAGTTTGTCACCATTATTAGTCACGAATGATTTCATCCGTTCAACTTCACCACGGGGCATTTTCCTGGTGTATTTGAGCGTAACATTCTTGTTTCCAATAGTGAATACAGTTGAAGACATTTTTAATATTTACCTATAATAAAATATGCAGCGCTCAACAATTGTAGTTGCAGTGGCAATTGTCCTCGTTGTCTTTTTGCTCTATAGGACCAGGACCGGTGGTAAAAAGTGGACCATTTACGGAACCAAGGGGTGTGGATGGACAGTCAAGCAGTTGGATTACATGAAGAAGGCTGGTAAGCCCCACGTGTTCGTCGACTGTGACAAGGGTGGTTGCGACGGTATGACTGCTTTCCCTACCCTCAAGGGTCCTAACGGGGAGAAGATCGTTGGATACAACGAGGTTTAAATCATTTATTATTCAAGAGTTGATTGTATCAACTTATCAATAATGAAATATGGAATCTATTTAGAGACCACGTACAATCTGGAGGGAAATAGAAAGGATGAAGGCATCAAGGAGGGTGCTAATAGGCTTGAGCACAGAGATGTGCTTGACAAGCGAGCGGTTCCACACGAGGCGGAGAAGGAAAGTGCTGATAAGCACAGTGAGAACGAAGGTGAGAACTTCGGTGAGAACTTCAGACCTGGACTTGGCTTTGGCAACCTCGTGAATCATTTATTACATACGGATATTTTTTTCTAGGTAAACTACAAATGAGGGCTCTCCCCCTGAGTGGCTCAGAAAGTAGGTATACAAACAGGCGGTGGTCGACACCAAAGGGTATTGGAAACAATAATTGTTATGCCTATGCCGTTGGAGACTACGAAGCGTATAGGTGGCAGAAGTCTATACCAGGTGATCGTTCTGGTCTTTCAAATGGAAACCACACCTATACCCACTGTACTGGACTTCCCAAGCGCGTTATTTCTGACAATCCTAAGAGGGTGTATAAGGCGGATGCCAATGAAAAATGCAAAAAGGGGTATTTCAAGGTCATGATGTTTGTTTCGCCTGGAAGACCTATGAACTACATTCGACAAGGGGATTTCCACTTTTACAAACAGCATGGGGTGGTTGAATACAAAATCAAACCTGGGGATACTATCAAAGCTGTAGCCAAATTCTTTAAAGTACCTGAATCGCGGGTCAAGAAAGGCGGTCAGTTTAAGGTTGGTAAACGTGTAATTTTTAAAGCCAATGTATTCAGTCACAAGCGTGGTTGGGCCACTGGTCCGCTTCTGACTGATGCTAAAGGTAAGGCCATCACTGACCCCCGTAAGGCTTCTAGGGACTATCCAGGTCTAAACTACGAGAAATATTGTAGTTCATTCTGTGTCAAGGACACTGGGATCAAAGTCGGTAGGACTCACCCCAAGGTCCGCTAAGATACTTTCAAGGTCTTCTTGTTGATCCACATCAAAATTAATGTCAAATAGATCTAGAACCTCAAATATAGACCCCTCATTCAAGGACACAGAATTCGCCGTTGCTGTGTAATTGTTTTGTATAGTGACTGTAATTTTAAATTGTGTACCATCTATCACTTTTCGACAAATGGGGCATGTATTCTTACCTTGGTTCTTCCATTCCTGTAGACAGTGGGAATGAAACATATGTCCGCACCGGGCTGGAGGGTTGGTCCTCGTACACCGGACTTCATTCAGACATATGGAACATGTTGACATTCTATAGGAAGGTTTTAAAGTTTTTTTGGGGATTTTTCTCAGTTAGTAGATCTTGGAGGTATCCACGAGAGGATTGTCACACTTAATGCATGGTCCCTTACCTTGTACATTCTCCTGTACCTTGGTGAGGAGCTGAGGACCCTGAGATTGGAGGAGCTTACGGTAAGAGTAGTTGTCCTCGAAAGAAATACCATTTTGCTTCATAACATAGTTGTTAAAGAGCTGAGCTGAAGAGTTTACGGTGAAGCACCGACCATCGGCCATACCAAGTCGCTGCGACATATTGTTAATATACACTTAGAATTTTATTTGCCTGTTGGTAATTGTTCTCATCCAAGAATTGAACCCTTTTTCCTTGAGAAGTTTGACAAAAGGATCACATCTATATCCCAAATAAATATCAAATACATCAGTTTCTTCTGTGCGTGACACTCGAATCTGGGGATTTTCATTTATGTGGTTGTTGATGATGTTGTAGGCAAATGCAATCTCCTTGAGGGTCTCCGCCCCTGTAATGATAATTTTACCGGTACTGAAAATACTGGTAGTAATCTCCTTCATATCCTCTGAAGGCTTGAACTTGATCTTCACTGCAGAATACCTATCTGGTTCAAAAGAAACCTTAAAAATATCATCATACTCCTCAAACCAGTCGGCAACCTTCATGAGGTTGATATTGTAGTTGAGACTGAAGTTGGAGTTAATCATAACAACACGGAACGAATCCACTGGTACTTCAATTTTCAAATCCAAAAAGGTCTTGAAAATGTGAATGAGTTGGGTGATGATGCGTTTGCAATCGAAGAGATCGCAGCATCCAGCCACTTGGATCGAACCATTGGGGAATACCTTCACAGACTTAGTACTGTAGGTGTCGTGGTATGTTAGGGTCACCTGGTTGTAGAAAGTCGTCGGTTTCAATTTCCACTCAAAACCATCTGTTTTGGTACCCACACGTCGCATCTTATAGGAACCAATTTCTTCGAATAAACCTCGAAGTCGCTTTATATCAATCTGTTGCATAAAGCTCGACACCATAGTGATTGTTGTAATCTTTATCCATGAGGGTCTAGTCTCATCCGGTAGTTCTTTTCGTATCTCATCGAGAGTGAGGAGATACGAAAAGCTATTATTTGCAATAGTTGAATACATTTTTGGACATACTTTTTACAATGTGGGTGGCTCACTTAGGCCTTCGTTTAAGGAATTGTATACGTCACAGGAAATGGAGATGGAGATAAATCAGAACCCTTGTTAGAGTCATCTCTTAAAATTTCGACACCATTTTCTTTTATCATCAGAGCTGGTGTGTAGGTAGGTCTGTGAAAGCTAATTTCTACCTCCCCTATCTTTTTATCACTCGTAATCGTAAAAAATTTTTCGGGGGGTGTATGTTTGTTCCATGCAGCCATAGTTATGGCTCCATCCTCATCTAGATAACCCATGTCTCCTTTACAGTCCCAGTTGTTCTGTGTGTCGTGCTCACAATCATATTTAGTAGGCGCAATATGGAAAGTAATTTCATCCTTAGACACCCTATTTCCATCAATCTTTATATCGCTAATAACTGAACCATGATCACTATGTTCAGTCTCACTTACGATATGAAATTCATATGTGAAACCACCAGCTCCAGCTCCAGCACCCGCACCCGCGGCTGGGTCTTCTTCACTACCACCACCCATCAACATAGAAGCTATACTGGAGGACGAACAACATACCATCAAAAGACCAACACCGGCTAACATTGGTACAGCTGACATGATCTTTATATTACTTAGAGATAAAAATTTATATAAAGATAATGACGTCATTTCTTAAATCCGCAAAGCATGTTTTTGATGTGGAGTCTGATCTCTCCTATGTTGAGATTGTCTATGACCGGTACATAAGGAATAAGGGATACTCGACCTTCACCGATTACCTCAATACAGAGCCTTTTGCTGATTGGGTATCCTTAGAATCTGGTAATCACTCAATTGTTTATGAGAAGTTTCTTGATACAATGGTTAAGAAGACCCTAGAGGTGAGACAGCGTATGGCTGAACTGTCACTCGAAAGTTTCTTAACTTACGACCAGGATATTCGTAAGTATGTACGTGTAGCGCACGCAGTTAAGATTCTAGATCCAACATTCCAGCCACCCCGCATTAATATGGAGAGTGCTTGGCAAGTGGAGTTTATTAAGAAGTTTTGTAAGAAATCAATAATAGATTCAATTCAAGAATGTAAAAAGAAGTCCCGTCTCAAGTATTTCTTCAACGTACTAAAATTAATAGAATTAGAGCAATAAGAATAGAAATGACAATTAATTGAGTTGTTGTATTTTTACGCTCAACACCAACAACAACTGGTTCCCTCTCCCTGCCACATCCAAGTCCGTAATCAATATTACGGCGGGGTTGAACATTCCTGTCTATACGGCAAGGTTGTTTCTCAGGTTTGCATAGTCCAACTGTGCAAAAAACACTTTTACCAGTGGGTGGGATACCTCCACTTTTAGGAACTTCTTGAAAATCTTCAAAATTACCCGTCTGTCTCACACCTCCTGGAAGGGAGAAATCGTGTTGGACAAATGGGTTGATGTCATCAATGGCAGCTTGATCATTGAGCATAAACTCACTCATTATTGTTATTACTTCAGATTATATTTCTTGTCCACCATCTTGATTTTATGTTCATCCCACATCTTGTCTAAATCGACATTTAGCATATGTGCCAATTGAAAGAGATAACTGAACACATCCCCCATTTCCATCATAACATCTGTTCCTCTCTCCTTTTTTAGATTTGTCTTCTTGTATGTTTTCTTATATTGTCGAATTGCGGATGCGAGTTCGCCAACCTCTTCTGTCAGGAGAAGCCACACTGTATCAATGGGGGCACGATCCCACCCCTTAGACCTACACACTTTTTCTGTTTCACATTTGTATTTGTTAAGACTCATACTTATTCTACAGGAGACTCAAAGCTTTAATTGATTCCAATCTTATTGTTAAAATCAATTTTATTTCCGGTGGTACTGGTATTTACAGGTCGATCCATGGGTGTACTAATGGTATCGATATCCTCAGCATAGGCAATATATTGAGATACACCAGTTTGAATTTGAGACATGGCTGAAGATATGACCTTGGTGTTCATATACTTAACCTGTTCATTGACTTGAGTGTATTGATCACCAGAGTTGTTGATAAATACAACACGCATCATGGCGAATAAATCATCGGGGTTCTGATAATCTATGGAAATGCCAGTCTTATTTTTAAACGCCTGACGAATTCCACGTTGAAGAAGATTCTTGTTGAAATCCGAAAAGAACAAAGTGTTCAGTGGGGTCTCACACTGCTGAATAGAATTAAGGTGGAGGTTATCACACATTTAATATAACCCCCGAAAAAAATTGTCTGTACATATTAAATGTTGACCATGTCTGACTTCGATGAGGCGTACGCCAGCAAACCCAACAATGTCGAACCAATTCCATGCAAGGCTCCCGAGTGCTTCGTGGGTTCTTATCCTCCTGTGGCCAAGGCTGGTGAGCCCGGTCCATTTTTCGTAAACACTTACCTTCTTCAACCCAATCGCAAAATGGAAGTGGCGGGAACAGTTTCTGTTCGAAGTGCTGACCTCGAGTGTAAAAAATAAGGTTAAAAATAAAACTTGAACAGAAAGTATATGAGGGTCATTAAACGCTCAGGTCGTATTGAGGATATGAGATTTGATAACGTCACCAATAGGATCAAGAATTTAACGTCTGGACTTTCAGACAAATGTGACTCTCAAAAAATTGCTCAGCAGGTTTTTTCATCAATGTATGATAACATCACCACACAGGAAATAGACGTTCTCTCTGCTGAAATTTGTATTGGTTTGATTACATCGGACCCGGATTATGAAGTTCTCGCAACTCGTATTATTGCGAGCAATATTCATAAAGTATGCCCTAACAACTTCCATCTCGCAATGCGAAAGCTTCAGAAGGCGAATATTATCACAGATGAAGTCGTTGAGGTTGCTCAACAGGTAAAAGAACATATTAAAACAGACCGAGATTTTGACTTTGGTTATTTCGGTTTAAAAACTCTCGAAAAAAGTTACCTTCAAAGGGTTGAAGGAAAGTT